ATATCCCTTCATAGGGCAGCTGCTTCGCGCCCCTCGCCACGGTCAGTGGCGGTCTCCATACGGACTTTGCATGGAGACCACGATGACTACTCGACTTTGCGCGCACTGCGGCCACCCCTTCGAACCCCGCCCACAGGTTCCCGACCAAGCGTTCTGCTCCGCCCCTGAATGCCAGCGGGCTCGCAAGCGCGACTGGCAGCGGGCAAAACTCCAATCCGATCCTGACTACCGCATCAATCAGCAGGCGGCCCAGCGCGCGTGGTCACAGCGCAATCACGACTATTGGCGCAATCACCGAGACGCACAACAGGTCAACGGCGATCAAGGGGAGCAACCTACCACCGCCCATCGGCAGCAAGTCATCGATCCGGTAAAGATGGACGTGTCAGCGCTGCCTTCCGGTATCTACCGGATCACAGGACGTCCGGAGTTTCCCAATGGAACACCGGGCTCATGGGTGGTTGAAATCACGCTGCTGTATGAAACCTGTGAATGCAAGATGGATGCGTCAAGAGATGACTTGATCGACACCCAGGGAATCCAGCCTTAACTTCAAGCCCAAATGGGCTCTCGATCATCCTGGATGGCAACAATTTCAACCATGTGCATTCCGGCCGCGCAGTGCAGGTCACGGTTATGCCAATGAGGTGAAAGGCAGGCCCGAGAGCAAGTTCACACAACATAAAGTGATCGGGTCTATGCAGGCAGAAGAGTTCTCCATTCCGGGGGCGGATCAGCCACCGACATTTCGGGCCGCCGAGTACGTGCGGATGTCGACCGAGCACCAGCAGTACTCGACGGAAAACCAAGCCGACAAGATCCGCGAGTACGCGGCTCGGCGCAACATCGAGATCGTTCGCACCTATGCCGACGAGGGCAAGAGCGGCTTGCGCATCGATGGGCGTCGGGCGCTGCAGCAACTGATCAAGGACGTCGAGGCAGGCATCGCGGACTTCCAGATCATTCTCGTCTACGACGTCAGCCGCTGGGGCCGGTTCCAGGATGCCGATGAAAGTGCCTATTACGAATACATTTGCCGCCGCGCCGGAATCCAGGTCGCTTACTGCGCAGAGCAGTTCGAAAACGACGGCTCGCCTGTGTCGACCATCGTCAAGGGCGTCAAGCGTGCGATGGCTGGCGAATACAGCCGCGAGTTGTCGGCAAAGGTATTCGCCGGGCAGTGCCGCCTGATTGAGTTGGGTTTCCGCCAGGGTGGCCCGGCTGGCTATGGGCTGCGACGCGTGCTGATCGATCAGTCCGGCACGCTCAAAGGTGAATTGGCTCGTGGCGAGCACAAGAGCCTGCAAACCGACCGCGTCATTCTTCAGCCGGGGCCGGATGATGAGGTTGCCGTGGTCAACCAGATCTACCGCTGGTTTGTCACTGACAACCTGACGGAGCTGGACATCGCCGAACGGCTGAACGCACAAGGAACGCGTACTGACCTTGGGCGGGATTGGACGCGAGCGACCGTCCGCGAGGTACTGTCCAACGAGAAATACATCGGCAGCAACATCTACAACCGTCGGTCTTTCAAGCTCAAGAAGCTCCGGGTGGTTAACAGCCCCGACATGTGGATCAAAAAAGAAGGTGCGTTCGAGGGCATCGTGCCACCGGAGCTTTTCTACACGGCGCAGGGGATCATGCGCGCAAGGGCGCATCGCTACAGTGACGAGGAGTTGATCGAGAAGCTGCGCAATCTGTACCAGCGCCACGGGTACCTGTCCGGCCTGATCATCGATGAGGCAGATGGCATGCCGTCTGCGGCAGCCTATGCACATCGATTCGGCAGTTTGGTTCGCGCCTACCAGGCGGTGGGCTTCACCCCGGACCGCGACTACCAGTATCTGGAGGTGAATCAGTTTCTGCGCAGACTGCATCCAGAGATCGTCAGCCAAACCGAACGCATGATTGCCGAGGTCGGCGGCAACGTCGAACGTGACCCGGCCACCGACCTTCTCACCGTCAATCGCGAGTTCACCGTTTCACTGGTGCTGGCGCGGTGCCAATTGCTCGACAACGGGCGACGGCGCTGGAAGGTGCGCTTCGACACCAGCCTTGCGCCCGACATCACGGTGGCCGTGCGGCTGGACGACAGCAACCAGGCTGCCCTGGACTACTACCTGCTGCCGCGACTGGACTTCGGTCAGGCACGTATCCATTTGGCCGACCACAACGGCATCGAGTTTGAGTGCTATCGCTTCGACAGTCTGGACTACCTCTACGGCATGGCGCGGCGCATCCGCATACGGAGGGCCGCATGAGTCAAGACAAAGAGCATCGGCATTCGGAGTTGCGGATGATTCCGCTCAACCGGATTGAGGTTCTCAACCCCCGCGAGCGCAACAGCCGGGTCTTCGAGCAGATCGTCGGCAACATCCAGAACATTGGCCTGAAAAAGCCCATCATCGTGACACCTCGTCCAGGGAGCAATGGCGAGCACTATCTCCTCATCTGCGGCGAGGGGCGGTTCAAAGCCTTCAAGACGCTCGGGCATCAAGAGATCCCGGCAATGGTGATGAACGTCGATGACGAATCGGCCTTCATCATGAGCCTCACCGAGAACATCGCCCGGCGAAAGTTCAGCCCGTTGGAATTGCTGTCCGGCATCGAGCAGCTGCGGGATCAGGGCTACGACAAAAAATCCATTGCCCAAAAGACAGGCCTGAGTCCGGAGTACGTGCAGGGCATCCTGCAGTTGCTGCAGAACGGTGAACAGCGACTGCTGATGGCCGTCGGCAGCGGGCGCATCCCCCTCAATGCGGCGATCACCATCGCAGGCGCGGGCAGCGACGAGAAAGCCATTCAAGCCGCATTGCAAGATGCCTACGAAACCGGAAAACTGCGTGGCAGCCAGTTGATCCAAGCCCGTCGTGTGATCGAACGTCGCCGCACCCAAGGCAAATCCATCGGCGGCAGGATGACCTCCCGCAAGACCAATGAGGATGTCACCACGTCCAGCCTGGTGCGGAACTACCAGCGGGAAGTCGAGCGACAGAAGCTACTGGTCAGGAAGGCGGAGACAGCTCAACGCAATTTGCTGTTCATTGTCGGGGCCCTGCGCCAACTGCTGTCCGACGAGAATTTCACCACCCTGCTGCGCGCGGAGGGGCTGGACACACTGCCACAGTATCTGGCGGAGCGGGTCTGGGCTCGAGGGAGCGGCGCATGAGCAAACCGCCCCTGGGCTTCGTGCCGGAACCATTGATTTTGTCCCTCTCGTCCGTCCTGCCTTCGCGCAAGACGCCAGAAGGCTTGCTTGCCTCACGGAAATTCAAGCAGATCACCGCATCTATCGAGGCGGTCGGGCTGATCGAACCCCTGTCGGTGGGAAAACCCAACCGCGAGGGGCAGCACATCTTGCTGGACGGGCACACACGATTGGTCGCGCTGAAACAGTTGGGCTTCGATAAGGCTCCCTGCCTGGTGGCCACCGATGACGAAAGCTATACCTACAACAACCGGATCAATCGCCTCTCCAGTATTCAGGAGCACCTCATGATCCGTCGCGCTGTCGAACGTGGTGTCACCCCGGAAAAGCTGGCGAAGGCCTTGGACGTGGACATCAGCCACATCATCAAGAAGCTAAACCTACTGGAGGGGATCTGCCCGGAGGCCGCCGAGTTGCTGCGCGACCAGACGTTTTCGGCAAACCTTGGTGCTGTCCTGCGTAAACTCAAGCCGACGCGTCAGGTTGAGTGCGTCGAACTGATGGTCAGTGCCAACAACATCACGGTCGCCTATGCCCAGGCCTTGGTTGCGGCGACACCCAGCAACTTGCTCGTCGGCGAGGCCAAGCCCAAGAAGATGACCGGTGTCAGCGCCGACCAGATGGCCAAGATGGAGAGGGAGATGGGCAACCTCCAAGAGCAGTTCAAGCTCGCCGAGCAAACCTACGGTCAGGACATCCTCAACTTGGTGCTGGCCAAGGGCTATCTCGCCAAGTTGATGGCGAACGAAGCCATCTTGCGTCACCTGACCAGGAACCACCCCGACGTGCTGAACGAGTTCGACAGCATCGTCCGTATGGTGGCGCTGGACAAATAAACGGTGCGCAATCAGGCGTAGTGAGCAAAATCCTTCCACAGGATGGTCGTGACGGCGTCCACGCAGGCGGACCATGGTTCTTTAACAATCCGGAAGCATCAGGGTCATCGTCCCCACAACGGCGTTTCCGCGTCCCTCCGTGATCAAGGGCGGTGACCAACAGGCTTGCCGCTGGCCTGCTCATTCGTTCGGGGGGCACGAATGGGCGAACAGCGGCACCGAACAATCCTGCGCCTTCGGGCCGCTGATTAGATGTCTGCTACATGGGCTTGTGTGGCCGGTAGACACACTATAGAATGATGTTTTATGGTGCATAAAACATTACTTTGATGGCACGACCGCGACTTAACAAGAAGATCGTACGCACCTCCGTGTCCCTTGACGAGCACATGTTCAACGAGGTGGCTCAACTTGCAGCCCAAAACGACGTGTCGGTAGCGTGGTTGGTTCGCAAAGCAGTTGCAGAACTTCTAGAGCGTCGTCGCGACGAGTTGGGACCACAGTTGCCATTGTTAACAAGCGGTGCCACAGCTCGTGGAACCAAAGAATGACCTTGGCTTTCCGTGAAACAGATGGCCTCATCACACCCCCCAAAAACCAAAGGAGCGGATGATGGAGTCACTGCGCGAAACCAATGAAATGTCCCAACTAAACACAGAAGCGATGCGAGAGAGCATTGGTATTCAGTTAGTGGGCAGAAATATCTCGAACACAAAACCAGAACGTGTTGTAGCTCAAGTGCATAAAAACCTAACAAAAATCCTGGAGCCGCTGGATGCGCTCTATCCGATTGAGCAACGCTTCGATCTTGGGCCCTATGTGCATTGGCGAGGCAACGCGTCATCACCCATGCATCGTTGGTTGAGATATCGAGAAGCATATTCGCCAGAGCTTATTGATAAGCTGCAGTTGGGCAGTCGAATTCTCGACCCTTTCAGTGGTTGTGGTTCTATTCCTATTGGCGCCGCTATAAGAGGGAAAAAGTCGGTAGGTATCGATTTAAATCCGATTGCCGCGTTCTCGTCAAAGGTTAAGCTGACGCCACTGAAGCCGTCTTCTATACGCAAAATTAAGAGTTTCCTTGAAAGTTTGCCCTCCCTCCTTAGGAGCAGTGAACAATGGCCACTCCCCGAACTGAGCATATCGAAGAAAGTATTTGAGCCACAGATGCTTGATGCTGTTTTGCGCGCCAGAACAGCTATTGAAATATCATTTAAAACCGACCCTCTTGCACGAAACTTTGTATTCCTTGCCTGGCTGGCCATCCTAGAAGGGGTCGGCAGCTACTTCAAAGAGGGTAACGGGATAAAGTATCGTAACAAGAAGCGACAAAAGGGTAAGTACGAAAATCGCGCCGACGGCGAATGGCAACTGGAAAGATTCGGGGCGGACCAAACAGCTTTTTTCTCCAAAACCTTTACGCACCAGCTAGAGATGATGCTGGAAGACACTGTTGAATGGCAGTCTGGAGATTGGACGGGACAGCAGCTGATAGAGGGCAGTGCATTCAATCTTGGCGAAATGCTCAAGGGGGAGACTTTCGATTCGGTTATCTTCAGTCCCCCATATGCGAATCGTTTTGACTACTTTGAGTCATTCAAGGTTGAGCTATGGTTTGGCAACTTTGTTAACTCCTATGCAGATCTTAATTCGCTTAGAAAAGCATCCTTAAGATCGCATCTAAACGCGGACTATAAAAGGCCTTCAGAGAACTTGCCTGTTCTCGAGGAATTAATTTCGTTGATGGATACCTCCGCGAGTAGTTGGCGAATGGGTGTGCCAGACCTCATGCGGGGCTATTTTCACGATATGGGCATGGTACTTCGTCAGTGCCGAAGTGTTCTTCCGGCCGGTAAGTGTTATGTAGTTGTTGGAAATTCGGCCTTTGCAGGCGTGATTGTTCCTACTGACGTTCTCACAGCCATGGTCGGTATAAACGCAGGCTTTAAAAAAGCAAGAATCATTGAAACCAGGCATTTGACCGTCGCGCCACAGCAGCGAAATATGCTGAAGGGTTTCGAAAAATACATGCGCGAATCGATAGTGGTACTTGAATGAGTGATTTGAATGTTAAGCGAGGGAAAATGCCCGTCGAGCCACCTAGAACTGGGCGGTCAAGAGGCGTTGCTACTCGAAAAGAAGGGCAAGAGAGTCACGATGTAATCCGTGAAGTGGAAGAGTTTCCCAAGCACACTGAAATCAGTCATGGGGAGCTACTGAGCCTAACTTTGTCGACTAAGACATCTGGGCTGACGCATGGCCTTCACCGCTTCCCAGCCAAATACATCCCGCAGGTTCCTCAATGGGCGATTCGCAATTTCGCAGGAGATAAAAGTGTTGTTTGGGACCCATTTATGGGCTCAGGCACTAGCTTGGTCGAAGCGTTGTGCGCCGTTAAACAAAGTTACGGAACCGACATTGATCCTCTGGCCCGCTTGATTTCGAGCGCTAAAACTACCCCCTTAGACCCGTCACGACTGGCTACTCTATCTGAGAAATTAGATTCTTCATGCCTGCCGCCATTGGAAGATTGCTTTCTTCCAATGGCAGGAGTTAAGAATGTGACTCACTGGTTTTCAGAGAAAACTTGGATAGACCTCTGTCGAATTTTCTCTGCCATCGAAAATCTTGACTGCAAGCCAAGTGAGAGAACGTTTTTCTTTGTTGTCTTTAGTTCAATTCTGCGTTGGGTGTCAAACGCCGATGACCAAACTCAAAAGACCTATGTGTCGGGGACTCTGAAAAAAAGCCCCCCAGAGGTGTTTCCCACATTCGATAAAGCCCTACAGAAAGCCCTACTCAGTGTTTCCAGCTTGGAATCTGCGCGGCAGGGGCGACAGGCCACAATTCTTGAGGGAAATGCATTGTCGGTTCCTCTTAAGGACGCGTCGGTTGACCTTATTGTCACTAGTCCACCGTACCTCGATTCGGTGGACTACATGTACAACTTTATGCTTGAGTATTTTTGGCTAGGTCCCCAAATTGGTGTGGCTAGCCGAGCTGAATACAACAGTCGCCGTAGAACGCCAATCGGAGCGAAGAATCCTGTAACTCCAGCACATTCCGTACATGAAGCCTTGCTGGATTTGGTTGATCCACAGCAGATTCCCGAGTATCGAAGAGGTGCCGCCTTGAGCTACTTCGATCTGATGCAAAAGCACTTTGCCGAAGCTGCTCGAGTAATGAAGGATGGTGCCAGGTATGTTTTGGTAGTTGGGAATAGTCAGGCATCCACAGGGGTGCTACCAGTTCATGATTGCCTACTCCGACTTGCAAAAACAGCAGGACTTCACCTTGAGAAGGCGTTTGCGTATCGAATTCGTCGCCATTACATGAAGTTCCCACGAAAAGGGCGTGGCGGAATTATTTTGATGGACTGGGTTATTACTCTTAAAAAAACTGATACTGCGCTTATGGAAGTTGAGGACCGGCTTCCACTTCCGCAAGTAACGATAGGAGCAGATGAGGTGGCAAATTGACGAGTGCTTTCCCCCGCGCATCAAGGGCGCATGACTTTTGGCGTGTCAATAGCTACGGTTATCCCTGCTTCTTCAGCGACAGTGAGAAGTCACAGGAAGCTTGGACGACCTTGCTCTCATTTTTTGATTTTACCGACTACGACGAATTGAAGTCTCACTGGTCGTCGCCGGGAGCTCCTCGCCAGTTAAGCTCACATGCAGTTGAAAGTTGGAAAGCAACGTTTGAAGAATTCGGTATTCTTTACGTAGAGTCGCGTTCGAACCGCATAACCATCACCCCGGCAGGCATACAGCTTCGCGAAGCCGCCGAAAGAGATGACCGCAACGAATTCGCCTGGATCGGGCTAAATCTTTTGTTGCGCTACCCATTACGAGGCCCCCGCCGTCCTAAAAGCGAAGCACACAGAGAGTCCGACCTGCTTCTATACAGATTTTGGTATGCGGCGCTACTCGATCTGGATGGCTATGTGTGGTGGACTGAGTTAGAACGAATTCTGTGCCGAGTGTTTCTTACAAACGAAGCAATAGATGCGATTGAGGATGTCCGGAGCTTGAGGTTGCATCCAGAACTTATTGCCCACGTTAATTTGCCTGCGGCACAAAGGCAAGGTGCTTTTTATAACTCACTTAATCAAGTTGCTGTTCACGCCGGAATGAATCACTTGCTACTTGGTGGTGAGGACATTGAATGTCCATATGGTGTAACCGAACCTAAGAGGCGGCATTTCATTCGGCGGGATTGGATGGGAATGATCAGAAAGGCGCTATCCAACAGTGGGCAATCCGATCAGTGTTCGACCGGTGGGCTTGCAATCGCTCGCCTGCCTGCAGCACCTCGTTTTTCTGATGAGCGGGAGTATTTCGACTACCTTGGTGCGCGTGTCACACCGATGGCGACACTAGTAACATCCACCCTTTCAAGCGTGGAGCTTCAGGGTGAGCGAGTGCTACTTTTGTCTTCGGGAGAAAACTATCAGGTCCTCGATGAACACCACATTGTGGGCTCTGTTGCATCACTCTGCCAACTCGCACGTGGACAGCGGATTATTCTGAGTCATGACGAGCAATGGACACATCTGGTTGAGGGCAAGGAGCTGGTAGATGCCCACGTTGTAAGAATAAGGATTCGTCGAGCACGGCCCATATCAAATATCCAAGCAATCCGCACACTTCTCGGGGGTAATAATGTCTGATATCAATGAAAGCGAGCTAGTTGATAGCGGCGCAATTCCTCCGACTGATTTTCACGAATCAATCGAACGCTTGCGTGAGATTGCTCAATATGACCTTGAATTTCCTGATGATTTTGATAATCGCCTAGCGGAGGCCACATCTCAGTTGGTCGTACCGGAGGACGTCCTCCGAGCAGCGGCTGCTGCAATACGCGTTGGACATATTGTGTTGCAGGGGCCACCAGGCACAGGAAAGAGTTCCCTTGTACGTGCCCTAGCTAAAGCATTCAACGCATCGACTTTCGCAGTGACTGCACATGAGGATTGGACGATCTACGATGTCATTGGTCGACTTGAGTTGCGGCTAACCGAAGACCGCAAGGAAGAAATTACCCCGGTCAACGGCGCACTAACCGAGGCAGTGATTCGATGTGGAAATAATGTTGTTCAGCATTTTGATGACCCCAGCCATCCGCAGGCGGAGTGGCTATTGATTGATGAATTAAATCGCGCTCATCTTGATAAGGCATTCGGCGAGCTTTTCTCTGTGCTAGGTACGGATGATCTGGTACCAATTAATCTCCCCCATCAAAAAGATGGGAACAGGGAATTGGTCATACCAAAGAGATTTCGAATAATTGCAACACTTAATTCATATGACAAGCAATTTGTTCAAAGTCTGAGCCAAGCTATTCGACGTCGATTTACATTTATTTCTCTTGACGTGCCACCCAAGAAACCTTCGAGTGAGACGTGGCGTTTTGATCCAGGCCACGCATCTCCCGCGATCAAAGAATTTTCGTATGTCATTCAAAGAGCTGCGCAACGCATCGCTCGTCGTGAATGTTCAATGAATCCGGAGCGAGCAGCTGCAACCACTGATCTCATTTTGCAAGAGGCGAAAAACTCCCACCTTGAGCGTATTGCAGCTTTGTTCGGGGTTGTCGAATCTGTTAGATATGCTCCGGATGGTGGAGGAGTTCCACACCTTCCGATTGGAACAGCTCAGTTAATTGATACTGTAGAAATTTTTTTGACAAGACATCGACAAGATGGGGACGTCGATGCAACTGCTGATCTGAATCTCGACTGGGCAGCATCAGTCAAGTTGGCGCCGCTGTTCGAATCCGACGTTCTGGAGCCCGATCAACTAGTCAAGTTTGCGAGCGCACTACCACAGCCGTTTTCAAATCAATTTGCGCGCCAATTGCTCATTATTGCAGCATCGGGAATGCACTTTGTCCCAGAACAATGACAATCAGCTTGGGAAGCGTTTCCTTAAGGAGGCGCTTCCTCTTATATCGACGTACTTCTCTGGAGAGAGCGTAGGGCTTGCAGGAGCATCTGCGTCTATTGGCCAGGAGGCTGACGAAGAAAGTATCGAATTTGGTCAGCACATTCGATTCAGGCACGCCATTGCATGTTGTGCCGAGCTATTTCCAATAGTTCAAAGAATAGAGAGTGGATTGTCAAGCGTAACAGACACCACTCGGACAGAGACTAGGGGGGTGATACGCGGTCGACTCGATATACCCCGATACGTTGCCAGGAGATCTGCGTCTTTTTCTTGGCCGAAGAGCTATCCTATCCTAGTAACTACGGAGAACGCATCGACGCCAGAAAATGAGCTGGTAGTGCGAGTTTTTAGGGTATTGCTTCAACGTCTTCCCATATCGCAGTTTCCGCCGAACTCCGCCGAGACCATACTTGGGCGGAGGTATAAGAGCTGGATCCTTGGCCGAATGAAGCGTGATCCATGGAGTGTGATTTCCTGTACCTCATCCTTGCCTAGGCTGTATATGGAGGCATGTCGTCGAATTGCACGAAGACAGACAGGTAACGAACAGGCTTATGCAGCCTTAGTAGCTTTGGTAAGGGATTGGCACTTAATTGGTGAGGAATTTTCCGGGTCACCATCTTCGGAGAAGTTCGTCAACTCGCTTCTATCCTTTCCGGCTGATCAATCGTTTCTTGATCGGATCTACGAAATCTGGTGCATTCGTTCAGTCGCGCAGGCATTCATCAAGCTTGGTGGGAAATTGATAGATGGCCCATGCAAGATGACGGATAGCAGACGAAAGCCAATTTACACGTTTGACTTTTCATCAACGCGCATTGAAATTTGGTTCCAATGCTCCTTGCCCAGCGATGATGCGAATTGGTTTTATGAATCCACCGGAAGCTCTCTGCGAGGTATACCGGATATAACAGTAGTTGCAGATAGGACTCATCGAATCATAATCGATGCAAAAAACAGGATGGTAGTTGGGGCAACGCGGTCAGAGGAAACATACAAAATGCTTGGGTATTTTGAAAACTTTCAAAAAACCCTCGTCGGCGAAACGAATTGGGGCGTTCTTGCCTTTGTTTCCCAGAACGGATTCTCAAGAACTATCAAGTCGCCTGATGGACGTTTGCTTGAATTAATCAGCGCACACCCTACAGCATTCGCGGAATGTAATTTTCATGAAGACATACTAAAAATCGTTGGCGCGTGGATGGGCAGGATTGATGGCAAATTGCTTGGATCAAGCAATTCGCAAAATTAAAGTCGTTCGGATGCTCCTAGTAGGAACGATTGCAGCGTTTGCGCATCCTTGCTACTTAGTTTTCGCAAGGATCGAATTAGTCCGACATTCACCGCCCAGCCGTTAACGCGATGGTCGACATTCCTAAATCGTTCTAGAGAATCCCAAAGCTCTTTCGTTTTTACCGGGATTTCTGCTTCTTCGTCGAGTATGCGAATTGGGTCAACCTCAACTATTACGGGTAATCCGTGCTTCTTCGCATAGATGTGCTCGGGTGATTTGTATGGCTTTGATGCGACCTTCAAGACTCCACACCAAGTCATTCTCTCTGCTAGATAGCAAACCAAGACATCTCCAATCTCTACGTTTTTCAGGCTTGTCTCAAGAGTTAAGCGAAAGCCAAGTGCTTTGCTTGGCATTGCTTTAAATTCTCGCCAAGTTGATGGCTTAAATACTACTGAATAGCTGTTTGACATATCACTCGACCAACTTGGTTAGGTGCAATGCGCAGACGGAGCGCCGACACGCCGCAATTGAGAAGGATGCCACTAGTTACTCAGTAATCTTTGCTCGAGCAAGTAGCTCTCGGCTATCCGACGTTTCATTAGTCCAGGCAGTAGCTTACCTCCCCCGTAGACCCACCTGCGTAGTTCTTGCCCTGCAGCAAACCAGTCAAGCTGATTCACCCGCCGCCGAAGCGTTGATGTCTGCAGCCGCCCCGCGCCAAGGTTGAACGTGAAGTCGACAATGGCCGCGAGCCGCTCCTCCGGTTCTGTGGCCAGCACCGGGCAATAGCGCAGCGTGGCAGCGAGTGCCGAGTGGAGATCGCGCGCCAGATAGACCTCTGCTTCCGCCTCCGTAATCGGTGGATGCTTGGAATCGCAGACATGGCCGTACCCAATCGTCCAGAACCCTGCTGGGCAGATATAGGGAACGGCAGTGATCTCGATTCCGCGCTTCACCTTGCGCTCGAATCCTTCAAAGTGCTTGGCCAGCTCGATAGCCGCTTTGGGTACCTCAATCACGGCCGCACCCGGTCGAACACGCGCCCGAGGAACCAGAAGTTGAGCACCCCGGCCCACAGAGCCTGATCGGCCTCCGTCCATGCGTGCAGGATGGCCGTGCCCCAGCCAGCGCCAGCAGTCACAGCTGCTGCGAATGATGCCGTCTTGGCTGCGCAGTACAGGGCCATGAACCAGTAGGTGATGACGGGGCGCACGCTGATCGACAAGGCGTCGGCCCAGCGAACCCCGGTTTTCTCGCCCTGCGTGCGAACGGCTTCGCGCAGGGTTTCGATGGCTCCGACGTTCCACGCAGCATCGGCTCCCGCGCCGATTTCCGACATCCGCTGCGCGCCACGCAGCTTCTCGAACTCCAGCGCCTTGTCCTGCATCGCCAGTTCGTGGCCACGCTCGCCTTTACGGTCGAGCCATTTGAGGATTTCAGGTGCAAGACGGAAGGCCCCGCCGAGGAGGCCACCAAGCAGTGTCTCAATCATTGCGGGCCTCCCATCAGTTTCAACTTGATGGCTGCGCCAACGAGCAGTGCAGCCAGGATGCCGGTGGTGATGACCTTGACGGTGGTCTGCCAGGCCGTGCGTCGGGCATCACGCCAGGCTTCCAGCAGGTCGCGTAGTTCGCGGATGTCGCGTGCGGCGTGGCCGTTTTCCAGGCCAAGGTGGGTCAGGACACGCTCGGCTCCGCGTTCAGCGGCGCGGTCCAGCAGTTCGTCGAAGTCCTCGCGGCGCAAGAGGAGCATGTTCTCGACGAGCGCAGGCTGTTGTTGTTCGGGTTCGGTCATTGCAGTCTCCAGAAATGCGAAACCCGCCTCGTGGGCGGGTTTCTGGTGGGTACGAAGATGGGAAATCAGATGGCGATGCCAGCGCTCCAGCCGGTGGACTTGTAGGCCGAGAGCTTGGCCTCGTCCTCGATGTAGCAAAGCCAGCCGATCTTGGGCGTGTGGTACTCCCAGACATCGGCAATTCGCACCGCGATCTGGTTGGTTTTGCCTGCCCACACGCCCGTGGCAGCGGCAGGAATGAGGTAGCGGTCGCCGTTGGCGGGGCTGGCCGGTGGCGTGGTCAGGTCGCGGTCTTTCACGGATAGGCCGACCACAGCGCCGAGGCGCTTGAGGTTGGCGTCCATGCCGGTGTCCCAGCCGCTCTCACCGAGCGTCCAGCCGTAGTTGAGTCCAAGGTTCGGATCGGTTGATGACATGGCTTATCTCCAGAGATTCGATGCGTGGCGAATGCGCCGGACAGCGTCCGGGTCGCCTGTTCGATGGCTTTGCTGCGGGTGCTGTCGCCAATGACGCCCAACGATGGGCAGGTACAGCACGCCGCCGCGCTTGGCTACGAGCAGGGTCAGCAACCAGTCGGCGAAGTTGTTGAGGTCGGTGGTTTCCTTGAGCACGGCTTCGACGACGGATCGACGCATCACGATCAGGCCGTGCACGTGGCTGGCGCTATTGGCGTGTTGCCAACGGCTGTAGGCCAGACGCCGTACCGCGATGTCCTGGCCGTTTTCGTCGGTCAGTGCTTCGTCGGTGTAGGCCATCACGGCCTGCGGGCAGGCATCCAGCGCGTCGGCCAGTCGTGTGAAGGCGCTGGCTTCGTACAAATCGTCGGGATCGACAAAGGACACCAGCGGCAGCGTGCCTTGTGCATAGCCTGCCGCGCGTGCCTCACCGATACGACTCGGAATGCCGGGCAAAACGTGCAACTGGATCGGTGCGTCCTCGAGGCTGGCGATGCAGGCCTCCCGCCATTCGGCGGGCTCGTTTAGTGTGAGCAGATGAACATCGATGCGCGGCTCCATCACACACCTCCCCAATACTGTCCCCAGCGCAGGCCGTAGCCCGCGCGATCCATGACCCGCACCTGCGGCTGCCAGCTGCTCAAACCATCGCGTTCGGCACTGATTTCGACTGTGATGCGGTCACCCAGCGCACCGGCATCCAGCGCGGCCACTGCTGCCGTCCAGATAAAGGTGGTACCGAGCAGTCCCGTTTCGGTGTGCGCCAGCACGCCATTGCGATTGCGGATACGCAGCGTGTAGGTCACGCCCAGTTCCGGCCCGATGTCGCCCTCGTCTTGCTGCACGAGATAGGCGGTCTGCTGCGTGCGGTCGCGGTGGGCCCACGCAACCGTGAGGTCACCGGCCACCACGACAGGCTCCGTCTGACCATTGAGGCGGATACGACCGGGTGGATACGGCAGAGCCTGCCGACCAGCCAGCACCATCGGCTGCCCATTGGCGGCCAACACAGGATCGCCCTGATCGGTCGAAGTACGAGGAATCGCGCCCACGAACACCGATTCGCCCGGGGCCCGCTCCGCACCTTCGGATGCCAGCCATTCGCCGACACCGATCAACCGAGTCCCCAAGGCATGTGCTTGGGGTGTTGTGTCGAGTACGCCGCGCGCGAGATCGATGGTCGCGTTGGCAGCATCGAAGGCCAGGACAGCAACGGCCTCTGCCATTGCCCCATTGGCAGCCACCAGATAGGCGTAGTCGCCCACGGCCAGTCTCTCCGGCTGGCTGATGGCCGTCAGCGACACACCGATGGCATCGACCTCGCTGGCAGGCAAGGCCACATCGAGCGTCAGCAGTGGCGCGTAGTCCTCTCCCACAACGGCTGCGAGGTCGCCACTCGATGCGCCGGTGGCCAATTGCCAATTCAACTGCCCGGTGCCCCCGGCGGCGGCCAGCGCACCGAGATAAGTGTCCGTATCGGTCAGGTAGGCCAGATCTGCACGCGACAAACGCCGGGCCAGTTCCCAATACGGCACCTCGACGGCCAGCACCACGGTGGGCGGCAAAGGTTCGATGGTCGGTTCCTCGACGTGCGGTGGCGGGGGCGACAGCACGGTGTTGCTCATCCCGAAAACATCTTCCATGGCTTCGATGCGCCACTCGGCCGCGCCCAAGGTGCCGGTGTCGATGCCGGTGACGCGCACCACCATCTGATCCACACCCAAGCGTGGCCAGTTCAGCAGAAACACATCGCCCGGCAGAGGCGCACGTTCCAGGGTGTCGCGTGCCACGGTCAGATTCATTCGGGCCAACGGCGAACCCAAGGCGCGCAGGTCACGCAAGGCCAGCCGCGCGGCCAGTGGCCCGTAGTTAACACCCGGGTAGTCGCGGCGTTGATTGATCACGCCGCCCTGCAACTGGATGGCGGCCAAGTTCTCGACCGTAACGGCGGCATCACCGCCGGTTTGCCAGTCGGTGTAGACGACGGTCAGTTCATTGGGTAGCTCGCCCCACTGGGCACGCTCGAAGCGTTCCAGCCGCACGATTTCGTCAGGCCCCAACTGTGGCAGGCTGTCGATCCAATAGTCGTCGCGCAGCAGCTTGAGCTCAAACGTGCCTTGCTCCGGGTCGGTGTAGAGGATGCCGCCAATGTGATCGATGACCTGGCCGATGAAGCTCTCGATTGGCTGCTGCCGTGTCCAGATCAGATTGAGGCCGAAGCCCTCACTCGACAAACCCCATGCCGCGTTCCAGAAACTCCAGCCGATGGTGCTCTGCGGATAGCCCATACCCCAATGCGGATCGGTGAGGCACTGCACCAGAATGTGCGCCGGGTTCATACCGACGCTGATCTCACGGCCTTCGTCCTCATCCCAGGTGCGGACTTCGGCATTCCATTCCATCCATGGCGCATCGAACCAACCCGCCGTGAAGCGCCGGACGCGCACTGCCCACGGTTTGATGTAGGGGTTGTTGGCCGCGAACAGGATCTTGCGTGCCACCAAGGACAGCACGCCCCGAAATGCCGGAATGGAACCGCCGAGGCGACTCATCAGGTAGTCGTTGCGTCCTTGTCCGGCATGACCAGACAGCACATCGATGGTGCCGACCACGCCGCCTTCGCGCTCGTCGCCGCCAAACAGCGTGGGCTTGTTGATCGAGAGGCTGCTCAGGCCATGCCCGCTGGACAGCGGCGCACGGTCGGCATCACCCCACGCGGTACGGTCGCCCATCTGGATTTCCTGCACGGCATCGACGGGTCCCTGGCACAAGGCCAGGTGTAGCCCCATCCGGTAGCGATAACCGACGGTTTGCTTCTTGCTGCTGCCACCCATCAGCCTTGCTCCCGCTGGCTGGATTGATTGCGGGCGTGTTCGACCACACGTTTTGCCATTGCATCGCCGGTGGCCAGCAAGGTTTCGGCGTCACAGCCATCCCGCAGGAAGGCGCGGAAATCCAGGTCGTGACGCGCAAACCATGTACGCGTGCCGTTCACGCACAGGCCCACGGCGCGCACGTGATCGATGGTGATGACGGTCTGAGTGGTCATTTCTTGCCACCTTTCTTCTTGATCGGGTCGGCTTCGAGGTCGCCATACCAGACGACGTTGGAGCCGCGCAGTAGCACGGTGCCGAACACGACGGGAATCGGTCGGCCTTCTTCTGCGGTGGGGGCATCGACGTCAGACAGGGACGCCGGTTTGGGTTCGGGCGGTTTCGGCGCGAGCGCGACCGAAACCAGCGCCGCCACCACGATGACGACGAGGTACCACATGGCGATTTCTCCAGGGATTCAGAACACGCCCGTCGAGAACGGGTTCTTGCTTGGGATGGCGGGAAAGCCGCCGTAGTTGTCGAGGTTGCCGAAGCGCGACTCGCACGTGGCCGTGCTGTGATCGCAGCCGACCGTCAGCAGCACCTCGGTGCCGACTTCAATGGCCACCGGATAGAGCAACTCGACGCCACCACCGTAGTCATTGACGATCATGTGGCGCGCACCTTCCGGGGTTTGCAGCCAGCCACCGGCCAAGCCACCACTGACGCTGCCGGGCGTGCCACCGTCGAGATCGACGTTACGGCCATTGCTGTTGCTCACAAAGGCGCTGGCAGAAATCGGTGAGGCACCACAGGCAGCCGAATACAGCACGTGGGAACACTTGCGGCTGTAGAGCCGCCGCAACCCGATGCGCTTGAGACTGACTTGCGCCGACTCGCAGCGAACGCGAGCCACATCGTCGGCGACTTCGACGCCCAGCACCCGGCCCATCCAGCGCGTGCCGGAGATCCACCAGTAGTCGCCCCAAGTATCGCGCCGTCCGATGCGCAGGGTGATCGAGGTAGTGTCGCCGGTCAGCGAGTTGGCGAGCAGGTGGCGCACCAAATCACAGTTCGGTGGCAGTTTCAGATCCAGCGCAGATTTGGCCGCTTCGGCACCCAGCGCCAGCTCGTTGCGTTCAAGGGCCAAGCTCTTGTACAGATTGCCGTCGAGATCTACGTCGAATTCGTGCGGCGTCAGATAGAACTGCGCGCTGTTGCTGGCGAATGCGTATAGCTCGACTTCCAGCAATGGGTTCTGGCTCATCGTGCTTACTCTCCCTCGTAGGTTTGACGGTCATTGCCACGCGGTTCGGGCAACTGGCGCGCGGTCAAGGTGATCTCCAGCAGCGTCGGGCTGTGCCAGTACAGATCGACTGCGTCGTGGTCGAGGCGGCAGCGCACGAGGCGAATGACGCGGCTGCCTGCGGGCACCCAGTCGTCGAGACCCGAGCGCAGCACCAGCACACCGCCTTGATCCAGATGGCAGGCCGCCGTCAGGGCGTACTGCCGATAGCCGTCTGGGTGCACGATCAAGCAAGCGGCGGGGCGATGCCAAAAATCCGAGATTCGCGCGGAGATGTCTTTGCCATCCACGCGCAGGAAGCCATCATCGGGATCGGCTTCGACGTTCACCCACAGGATCGGAGCCAAGCCATCGGGCAGCCAGAAGGCCTCCAGACGGCCTTGGGTGCGCCACAACCGCGCCCGCCAGATCTCGATTTCATCGAGTGAGCTGGCCAGATAGCGCCGCTGCAAAGTTGTCGTCGCCCACGGATCGTCCCGGCGCGCCCACGGATCTGCAGGCGAGAAGTCTTGGCGGGTGATCGTGGCCGCCGCGGCTGCTGTCGGATCGTCACGCCAGTTGCCATCTGGCCAGACCGGGATCTCGTCGAGCCATGGGTCATCGAGAACATCCTGGTCGGGCAGTGGCGCAGGTTGGATCTGTGTGGGGATGTTGCCGCCGACCATGCCAGGTACCCACTGCGTGAGATCCGCCGGATCGATGGCCTTGCCCCACACCAAGGGCATGATGGTGCTGCCCACGGCTGCGGCGCGTGCCAACGGTTCCATCAGCCACAGCAGAGCGCTTTCCACATCGCTGAGTTGGGCGATCTGCCATCCATCGGCGGCGATGATCAGCACCCAACGGCCATTGCTCTCTGTCTCCTGCCAGCCCTGCACCCCGTCGTAGGTCAGATGCACATTGGCCGAGAGTGGCCCGAACTGTCGCCCATCTGCCTCCGTCACATTGAGTGCCAGTGCGCCACGTTCGCAGGACTGGGTCAGGTGCACCGCGTACTGCGGCAGCGGCCACAGCGCCATTTGACCGAGATGATCGGCCAGCCAGTCGGCCACCAGGGCATCGGTCTGCCGGGCGTTGCCCACCTTGTAGGTGAGCCAGCGCCGAGGAACGCGTCGGCGTGCCTGCCGGGATTCGTTGCCACTGGCCAGCCGCGTGACGCTGGTCTGCCACTCCAGCCGTTCGACGAGGGGCTCCATCCAATCATGACGGAAGGCAAACACGCCGCGTTGCGCATCCGGCCAAGGCTGGTCGCCAAAGGCATCCATACCGGTGGCGACGATGGCGCTTGAGGCCGTGTCCCGGCGCAACACTTCGACCAGAAAGATCGGCGCATCGATGGGTGGCCAGGGGCCCGCCAAGGATTCCGCCAGCAGGCTGGCCGTCAGATTGGGCGGCAGCGGAGCGACAGCTGTTTCCGGCGTGAAGCTGGCTGCGCTCGCCCCGAACGTGGCGCGCGAGAGCACTTCACCCTGGAAGGCGGGCAGTTCGCTCCCCGGCGTCGGCTTGCTAGAAACCTCCGCAATGTCTTGAACGACGACACGCTCCGTCATGCCGACTCCAGGCCGAACTCAGCGGCATTGAAGGCGGCCTCCGTCCACTGCACGTTGCCGTTCGGATTGCGCTCGAACAGCGTGCTCTGCCACGCCAGTTGCTCCTGCAGGATGATGTCGGTGCTGACGGCGCTCTGCGCACCACTGACCACGAGTCCTTTGACCTTGCCCAGCCCCGCGTCGGTCTTGCGCGCCAGCATGGTCAGTTGCACACCGTAGATGGCGGGCGTGGCCATTACTGGCAGCGGCTCGACATCGAAGGACTGGCGCAGCCCCACGTTGGGCGCACTGATCGCTGTGGATTCGTCCTCGTCGCTGACGGCTTCCCAGGCAGCAGTACCGACCGGGCTGGCCGTCCACTGGTTCAGGCTGCCATCAGCCTGTGCCTGCAAGGCATCGACGCGCACATCACCGAGAAAGGTGTTGTTGATCGTGCCGCTGGTATCGGCGATGTAGAAGTCGTCGACGTCGATGGTGAGGGGACAGTTCTGGCCAGGCACTGCACCCACGAATGCCGTGAGCAGTTGGCCACCGCCCTGGATGGTGTTCTGCGCGGTCATCTGGATGGCCAGGATGCCGTTGATGCGCACTGACAGAATGCCGTTGCTGGTGCCTTGCGTGACCTGCAACTCGATGTAGTGCCAGCCGCGCGCCGGAGCGCTGGCGACTGAGACAGAGATCAACTGGTCATAGCCGTATTGCCAGCGGTAGAGCTTGAGCCGACCGTCCTCGCCGATCTTCACGAGATGCGCGACCTGCGAGTTGGCATCGCGCACGCCCAGCAGCAGTGGCTCGGTGTAGGTGTTTTGGTACGGCACCACGCGAACGGCTGCCCCGACGATCAGGCTGGTCTTGGTACCGTCGAGGTTCTTGACGTAACCGCCGCCCGAGCCCTCCGGCAAACGCAGGGCGTAGGACGATGGACGACGGCCATTGATGCGGGTGGCCTGCGGTGACAGATACGCTGCCTTGCCACGCGCGAGCCACGGATCGCCAAAGCTGTCCACGGACTGCGGGTCGTAGTGGTCGAAACCGTCGATGAACAGAAGTGCCATTGGACTTTCCTCTGAAAATTCAGCCTTGCAGCGCCGCACGGATAGCCCGTGCATTGCGCCCGATGATGTTGACGATGACTTTCTCTCCGGCAGGCGACTGCAGGTGGTCGTGGGTCACGCCCGGGTCGACCGCGTTGACGATGCGCACCGCCTGATTCATCTGCGGCTGCGCGGGCGGCACTTTCACCTCCGGTACCAGCCCGCCCGCTGCGAAGGCCAATTCGCCACCCTTGAAACGTGGGCCTGCCGACAAGCCGTTGAGCGAATCGAGGAAGGCCACACCGACCTGGCGCACGGCGGCCGCCCGCACCACGTATTCGCCTGCCGACAGCCGCGCCGGAATCGAATCCGAGGTGGCGCTGCCGGGGCCGGACACCAGACCACCGCCCGCGAACTTCTTGATCCCGCCCAACAGCGCCATCACCGCAGCGACCATCGCCACCATTGCGGCAATGGCCAGCCCCGGGCCGACGACGGGAATGGACGCCTGCGACGCGGCCGCACCGGCACCGGCCTTGGCGGCATCCATCGACACCACGGCAGTGGTCTCGGTGGTTTTCTGGGCAACCTTGGCGGCGCTGGCGGCCACGTCGGCGGTTTGTTCCTGCTGGATGAAACCCAGCTTCATCGCCAGCATCCGCACCTGCATCGCCATCCATTGCTGGAAAGGCTGGATCACGATCTGCTGCAGGAAGGCGTCGGCCACCTGCTGGAAAATGCTCGCCAAGGCACTGCGCCAGGTTTGCGCGCCGGTGATCATTCCGTTCAATGCGCTGCCGAAACTCTCGCCGATGCGGTTCCACAGCGGAGCCAGTTCATCGACGGTGAGCCGGGTTCGCTCCAGTTCGTTGCGCCACGCCTGTACGCGGATCACCGCGTCCGGGCCGATGGCCTGCGCGGCCTGCTGCATGGTCGGCAGCAGACGTTCCATCTCACTGGCCGATTGCTGCTGCAAGGCGACGATCTGCTGGCGCGCCTGCGCTTCGGTCAGCAATCCCGCCTGCTGCTGGATGCCAATGGCTTCCTGTGCATTGCGCAGGCGTTCGGTGACTTGCTGCCACTGGGCTTCGAGCGCCGCCAGATTGGCTTGCGCGGCTTTGACGTCGATCAGCCGATCCACCAGCGACACGCCGTCGGCATCGCTTTCAGCGGCAAGGCGGGCGCGCAGATCGCGGTAACTGCGGGCAATCGCCGCCTGCCGGTCGGCATCGGTGGCGGTGCCGGTGATCTGCGCCAGTTCTTCACGTGCTTGCGCCAAGGCATCAGCCAGTTCGCGTTCGGCCTGCGCCGCCGCGCGAGCATTGGCCTGCTCGATGTCGGCGCGCCGATTGTTGAGCACGATCAGCTCGGCTTCCGCCTTGGCGACCTCGGCCTTCGCCTTGAGGCGGGCGGATTCGTCCTTGCCCGTATTGACCAGCCGTTGCTGTTCCGCGAGCGATGCCTGCACGCGGCGGATTTCCGCGTCAATCTCCTGCTGCTCAATCCGCGTCTTGGCGGCGTAGTAATCCTTCAGCGAAATCAACCGATCTTCGAGCGCGGCATCCAGCACCCGCGATTGACGCTCCAATGCGTCCTTGAGGAGCTTGAATTCCGCCTCGGCCTGCGCCCGTACCAGGGCCAGTTTGTCGGCCTGCACACCCTTGCCGGGAGCGGGTGGCGTCGGCGGTTGTGCGCGACCGAAGACGCCCGGCTGCGCTTGTTCGGCTCGGATGCGGCCAGCGATGGCCTGAGCGGCTTCCCCGACGTAGTCGCGCGTCACCGCATCGCGCACGGTGTCTGCGAGCGCCTCGCCAAAGTCATGCATCTCCTCAAGTCGGCGACCGAGGACGGTGCGTAGCGATGACATGGAGAAATCACCACTGAAAGCAGCGGCTACGTCCTGGCCCAAGGCCTGTGCCAGTGCCCCGATGTCGGAGAAAGCATTGCGGAAGCGCTCGACGAAGAAGGCCGCCGTGATGCCCACGACACTGCCGACCGCGTTGAACGCGCCGATGACGCCATTGACCATCGCGCGGATCGCCGTGCCGATGGTGGTGAGCGCGCTGACCATCACCTCGCGCACGCGAGCCCAGGAGAGATCGTTGACACCGACCAGTTGCCCAAGGGCGTCGACGACCGCAAGAACTTTCTCGACCACCAGTTCCCAGATGGCGACGGCGATCTGCTTGATCGACGCGCTCTTGCCGCCGAACTCGACCACGGCGTTGCGTGCCGAATAGAGCGCACCTGCCAGCAGCGTCACCGTGGTGACGATGAGGCCGATGGGGCCGCCCAGCAGTGCCAGCGCCCCGCGCAACAACCCTGCCGCCCGCCCCAGCAGCGTGGTGGACGCAACAGCCTGCGTCACGGCGCTACTGGCGGCGGTCGCTTGCAGCCGAGCCTTCGCCGCGTCAGCGACCAGCGCGCTGGTGGCGAGGCCTTGCGCGCGCGCCTGCGCCAAGGCGGCATCGGCCACGCGTACCCGTGCCAGCGCCTCGGCTTGGAGGGTGCGCAGGTTGGCCAGTCGCGCTGCTGCTTCGGCACGCGCAGCGGCGATGCTGGTGGCGAAGGCACCTGCCATCCGGCCAAAGGCGGCGACCAGCACGACGCCCGCCAGATGGATCAGCAGCTCCAGATGCTTGGCGACGAGCTGGATGGCTTGCGCCAGTCCTGCCGTCAGGCCGGAACTGGCATCGCGCTCGCCGAATGCGCGCTGGAAGGCGTTTTTCAGGCGAGTGAACGCTCCCGCGACGGTATCGGGCAGGCTCGCGTATTCCTCGGCGAGGCGTTCGCGCTGATTGAGCAAAGCATCGAGCACCGCCGCCGAGGTGATCTTGCCTTCCTGCGCCAGTGCCCGCAGCGAGCCCAGCGGCACGCCCATTCCGTCGGCGATGGCTTGCGCCAGTCGCGGCGTCTGCTCGACGACGGAATTGAATTCCTCACCGCGCAGTTGCCCCGAGGCGAAGGCCTGCCCGAGCTGCATCAGTGCGCCTGCTGCCGCCTCGCTGGATGCACCGGAGAGCGACACCGCCTGCCCGATGGCATCGGTGGCCGCCAGCACGTCCGCCTGCGAACGCCCCAGTGCCTGCACCGATGGTGCCAGCCGCGCATAAAGCGTGATGGTTTCCGCCAGTGGCGCACGGTTGCGCTGGGCAATGTCAAAGAGGGCCGCGTCGGCGCGATTGAACTCCTCTTGTGAGGTGACGGCGAGCTTGAGGCGGGCCTGCAGGTTCTTGTACTGATCTGCGACCGCCACCAGCTCGCGCACACCCAGCCCGATGCCGATGGCTCCACCAATACGAGACAGGACGGCACCGACCTGACCGGCCTGGTCGCGCAGTTGCGTCAGACTGCCATTGATCGACTGGAAGGCCCGGCGCGTCTGATCAACGGCGGTGATGAGGATCTGGGCACGGTTGTTCGCCATCGTTCAAACCTTGGACATTGCCTTGCGGATGGCCGCCGTCAGGCGGGGAAGCTCGACCCGCACCGCACGGTTGAGGTCGAAGCGTTTTTTCAGGTTCACGCGCTGCACCAGCACGGCAACGGGAATCTCCTGGCCACGCCGAAGGCGCTTTGTGCCACTGCGCTCGCGCTCGGCACGCCGAAACCGGGCCAGCGAGCGGGCGTTTTCGCTGATGTTCTCGGCCATCAAAATCTTCTGGCCGTTTTTCTCGATAAACCACGCGTTGCCGGATCGCATCAGCGCATTGATGACCCGGGCGAAGGCCTTGCGCCCGATGCGCTGGTGTTGCGGCAACAGCGGGATCAGCATCCATCCCTGAATCGTTCCGCCACGCTCATGAAGCCCCAGCCACGGCACCTTCGAGCCGAGGTAAAGGGCCGGAAACGCATTGGCTTTGCGGTCGAACACCTTGGCGTGCATCGAGCGCAGGAACTTGGGGCTGGCGGCGCGGAAGCTGGCGCGCATCTCTCCGCGCACCTGTGTGGCCATGTCTTTGCCGCTGTCGCGCATTGCACGGGCAACAGCAGCGTGGATGGCCTTGTGGGTATCGGCTTGCCAAACGTTGAAGCGCCGCCGATCCAGCAGGCCCTCGGCAACCAGATCAATCTTCATCACGCATTCCTTGCTGGAGTTCGGCCTGAAGCTGGCGGATGCCCTCGCGGCTACCTTGGGCGGCGGCGGTCATGACTGCCAAGTGGCTGGTGAGGCGCTCGAATTCGAGACGGCTATCGACAGCCAGAAAGGCATTCACCTGACCCAACGTGTACCCGAGGATGTCCGGGTGACGGTGGCCGCTGCGGATCAGGCGGGCGACGGCGCTATCCCAGGAGGACTGCCAACCGCGTTCGTCAGTGTGCGCAGCGTCGGCGCGAGTCGCTCGGCTGCGCCCTGAATGCTCGGCATGACCTGCGCCACGAAAAAATCCGCATTCACCTCGAACACGGCAGCGACCAGTTGCACCGCATCCTCCAACGACAGGTCGTTGACCCATGCGCGTTCGCGCCGGGTGGTGATGGCCAGCAAATCGAGCACGGCGTCACCGTGCCGACCCAGCAGCGCCATCCAGTCCGGGTCGGTGCCGATGTCTTCGGCCAGCGGGCGCACCACGGCCAGCAGCCGTGGCAATTCGCCCAGCCGGATCGGCGTCAACTCCAGCGCGGTACCGGAGAGCGTCACGACCACCGGTGCCAGTGGAAAGGTTTTGAAGTCATCCATCGCGTCATCCCTCACAGCAGCACCAGACGACCGAACTGACCGAGATCGCCGCCGACCGGCTTGGTGAGGTCGGCGAGCACTTGGCCCGACAGCTCGAACTTGAGCAGTTCGTCGGTGATGATCGAGAGTTCCTTGGCCGGGTTGATGGCCACGCGGTAGAGGTCGATCACCACCTCGCGGTTGCCGTCGGCAGTGTTGAGTCCCTCGAAGCGAATCCAGCGCTCGGGCAGCGGCTGGGTGAACATTGCCGTGCTCTGCGCCGCGCCATAGGCGTAATCGACGGTGAACGGTTCGGTGTACGGGCCGCCGGTGGTGGCATCCAGAATCACCAGCGAACCGTGCTTGGCATTGACGCTGTACTGGCTGGCAGGGAGGGTGTTGGGCGTGGCGTCCGAGTCCTGCACCTGCACGGCGGACACGTTCTGCATCGCCAGCGGGTAGAGGCTGCCGGGTGTGACCGGGTTGGGCAACAGCTCGCCGGTGACGGTGCCGGGCGTAATCGTGGTCGTGGTGCCGTAGAGCGCCAGCGCCAGATTGGTGGCGATCAGTTCTTCCAGCGTGCAGGCGAATTCGCCTTTCTTGGTCTTGATGAGTTGCAGGTCGGTCAGGCGCTGGCCCGACTGCGCTTCCTGATGCTCGATGGTATCCACCGACAGCGACACCTTCAGCTCGGGCACGTTGCCGACGAAGGTGAGGCCTGCCGGGTTGCCGAGGTCATCGCGCGCACCGATGTAGACGCGGCCTTGTCCAGAGAAGTAAGCCATGTTCAGTCTCCTTGAGAAATATGGGCGCTGCCGGACGTGGCCTCACGGCGGCTGGGTTTGAGGTCGGTGGCGGGCGTTGTCGCCTTGGCCACGCCCTGCGCGATCAGCCAGCGGGCTCTGGCATCAGCAAGGTCGAGGCGTTCGCCCATGTCGCGGCGCTGGCCTGCGTGGGTGTGGGGTTTGAGCAGTTCGATGTGCATTGGGGGTTCATCCTGTTTGGGTGAGATCAATGGCGTGGGTGCGGTAACGAATCTCGTAGCGGGCGGGCAGCGCAACGGCCCCGGCATCGGCGTCGTCGAAATCCCATTCGCAGTCGATCTCGCGCACGGCGATGGCGAGGCCGCCCAGATTCGGGTCGGCCAGCAAGGCCGCGTGGGCCGCAACCAGCGCCCGGTCGGCCACGTCGAAGGCATCAGCACCGCGTGCCACCACGGCAAGCCGGACGATCAGCAGCCGGTCGACGAGGTGGTTGGCGTGGGCGGTGATGCTGTCGCCATCGACGAACAGCAGCAGCGCCGGACTGGCCTCGCGGGTGACCGGCACGGCAGGCATCCGCAACACCGGAGTCGGTGCAATCGCGGATGACAGGCGCGTGACGACCTCCCGCAAGACGCGCTCGCGGACGGAGTTCATAGCGATAACCTCAGAGTTGGGAGAGCGAGGCGCGACGCTCGGTGCCGTCGCCGATGGCGCGCACGTCGCGCACCTGATAGCTGTTGCCTGCCACCTCGACCGTGTCCCCGGCTGCCAGCGTGAGCCACGCCGCCGGGTAGTCGATCTGGTAGTCCCGTGACAGCGCGAAACCATCGAGCACGGTTTCGTCCGGGGCGCGGAAGGCGCAATGCACAGTGACACCGGCGAAGGACACCGGCGTCAGCAGTCCAGCATTGCGCGCCGCTTCGTACAACGTGACGACGTCCACGGTCGAATCAGGCCGACGTCAGTTTGATGAGCACGCCGGGGCGGTGGCACATCGGCAGCGGGTTCGATTGCGTGTGCAGATCGGTGCCCCGGTCGAATTTGCGCGGCTCCTGCTTGGCGTACAGCGGCTGGCCGAGGGTGTTCACCGTTTCGTTGAAGTCGGCGGGCGCGAAGTACGTTGCGAAGGTGTCCACCGTGCCGACCGGGAAGGCATGGGCTTCTCCGGCGGCGATGAAGCGGCGCGTGCCCAGTGTGCCGTCGGCCTGCACGAAGGAGGCTTGGCCACGGTACTCCTCGAAGGTGATGCCGCTGTAGCTGAAGCCCGAGCGCATATCGTTGATCAGCACCGCGCCCTGCTGCCAGTTCTGGTAAGCGGTCTTGACCTCCTTGTGGGTGGTCAGTGCGCGGAAGAATTCCGGCGAGCACAGCACGTGAAGGCCCGTGGAGAACTCGCCCGCCAGACCATCTTCCATCAGACCCAGCAGTTCGAGACATGCGCCCTTGAGCTGGCCGTTGTCGGTGGCGGTGGAAAACTCGAACGGCACGCTCTGCGCCGTGATGTCGAACTCATCGAACAGATCGACCAGCGTGCTGCCGTCGGCGTCGAGAATCTCGCCCTTGAGCGCGCCCATGCGCAGGTGCTCCAGGGTGATCGCGTGCTTGTTGCGCATCGTCTCCAGATGACGGGCCATGACACCGCCGATGGCTTCCATCTCGGTTTCCGAGCCGAAGGCGCGCAGGCCTTGCACCTCTTCGGGCAGCACCACGTCGTCGTGCGGGATGTGCGGGATCACGAAGGAGCGCAGCTTGCGCTGGCCCCGTTCACCGACCGTGCCGGGCGAACCGGGTGCGCGGGTGGGCAAGAGGTTCAGGCGACCGGCGAATTCCTCGACGATGATCTGCCGGGTGCGCACCGGTTTGGCTGGAAACAGGTTCAGTTGCTCCAGCCGCCCGTAGCGGTTGGGCAGCAGGTTGATGGCGGCGGTAAGGCTGGCCATCGAGAAGCCGGGGTTTTCAAAGGGGTTCTGCATTTGGGATCTCCAAAAATGACGAAACCCGCACAGCGGCGGGTTTTCGGGGGAGTGAAACGGAGTGTCAGGACGGGGTCAGGCGCTGTCGCGCACCAGCACGCCCAAGAAGGTGAGCTGGGCGATGGCGGCGGCCTTCTGCGCAGTGGTGATGCCGGTCGGCCAGACCAGTGCGCCGCGCGCGACGATGGCGTGGCGCGCGATCACCAGTGCGTCGTCGCGGTCGATCAGCGTGGCGTCCACATCGCCCACCAGGATGCCGATGGCGATTTCGCTGCCGTCGGTGGCATCCGGATCGAAGGCTTTGAGTTTGCTGCTGGTGGTATCGCGCCCGAGCACGGTGCCCAGCGCGAGCTTTTGCCCGGCGGCCACGGTATCGGTTTCGCGCGAGTAGAGATTCGGCGCTTCGTACTTGAGCAGGTCGCCCAGCGTCTGCGGTTGTGCAATGGCGGTCATGGCTTACTCCTTGGCGGTGAGTTTCTTGACGGCAGCGACCACGGGACTGTTTTCCGGGCGCTGGCTGGTGCTGGCATCGGCGGTGATGCGCGAGGCGATTTCGGGCTGGTCAGCACGGGCATCGAGCAAGGCCCGACGCACTTGCGCTTCGGAAAACCCGGCGGCGAGGAATTCCGCCGTGCGTTGCGACTGGCCCGCGATCAGGCACATCTCGGCAATGGCCTGCGCCTGACCACGCCCACTGGCGAAAGACTGCGCCAGTGCGGCGCTGGCGACAGGTGTCGGTTGCGGATCGCCTTCGTCTTGCGGCGGATCGGTTTGCTGGGCGGGGTCGGTCGGATCGTGTGGTTCGTGCGGATCGTGAAGATCGTCGAGGGCGGCGTGTTCGTCCGGGTGTTCGGTCATGGTGTTCTCCAAGGTGAAAGAGGTGGGTCGAGGGGCGTGGTGAAGCGTGGGGGGCGAAGCGCGCGGCAAGGCAGACGACCGGGCTTGTGGCGTGGTCTGCGGACGCTGGGCGGCCAACGCCTCGGCAAATTCGGCCAGCACCTGATCGAAGGGCAGCACCGCGTCGGCCAGCCCTGCGGCCACTGCGTTCTCGCCGAAGTACACGGCAGCTTCGGTGGCGCGCACGGCATCCACATCCAGTTGGCGCATCTGGGCAACCTGCGTCGTGAAGATTCCGTAGAGCCGGTCGACTTCGCTTTGCAGCGTACCCGCCGCCTGCGGGCTCAAGGGTTCGTGCGGCGAGAGATCGTTCTTGTGGCCACCGGCAAAAACAGCGGTGTAGTGCAGCCCGTCCTTGGCATCCTTGACGGCCTGATCGACGTGCAGCGCGATCACGCCGACGGAGCCCACACCGGCGGTTTGCGACAGCGTCAAACGCTGGCAGGCAGCGGCAATGGCGTAGGCGGCCGAGTACGCGGCATCGTTGGCGTGTGCCCAGATCGGCTTGATCCGGCTGGCGGCGCGGATGCGCTCGGCCAACTCGAACACGCCGCCCGCTTCGCCGCCGGGAGAATCCAGATCGAGCAGGATGCCCGCCACCTGCGGATCGGCCAGCGCAGTCTCCAGCCGGGATTCCAGTTCGTCGTAGGCCATCAGGCCCGAAGCGGCATCGAGGCCCAGCGAGCGTTTGACCAAAGTGCCGAACACCGGAATGACGGCGATGCCCGACTGCGCAAACGCCCGCGCCTGCTTGGGTTCTGGGATGGGAAAGGCCATGTCCCGGTCGGGCAAGCCGATGCGTGAACCCAGCACGGAGAGGATCACGTCGAGTTTCGGGCGCGCAATGAGCAGCGGCGTCCCGATGATGCGGGACGCCAGATGGATGAGGGGCATGTCAGTTGTCCTGTAGGTCAGGCTGCGGCGGCACCGGGGCTACGGCAGCAAAAGGCGGCTTGTCGTGGCGCGGGTCGGAATCGAAGACCAGACCCAGTTCGTCGGCACGCTGGTTATCCAAGGCGATCTCGCGGTCGATGTCCTCGGCGTCGTAGCCGAAGGCCGAGATGGCTTCCGAGCGCGACAACAGTCCGGCACGAATGGCGGTCAGCATCGCGTCGAATTCCTTCTTCGGATCGACCCACTGCCAACCTTGCGGAATCCATTTGGCGGCCAAGTAGTCGCGCCGTTTTTGACTGAATCCGGTCAGCGGCAATGCGCCTTCCAGTGCTGCCTGCTCCATCCACGCGCGCCAAATCGGGCGGCACAGTTGATGGACGATCACGTTGTGCTGGATGGCCTCGCAGCGGCGGCGAAACTCCAGCAACCCGGCGCGGATCGACGAGTAGTTCACCTGCGTCAGATCGCCGGTCAGCATCTCGTAGGTGATACCCATCGCGGCGGCCACCGCCCTAAACTGCATACGCAGGAACTCGGCGTAACTCGCGCCCACATCGGCAGGCTGGCTGAACTTCACGTCTTCGCCGGGCTCCAGAATTTGCATCGTGCCGGGTTCGAGTCCGGCCATCGCCGCGCCATTGGCATCCGGTAGCCCTTCGCCCATCAGGTTGTCTTCAGGTGAGAGGCGCGTGATGAAGCCCGCGAACATCGCCGCCGTCTTCTTGCGCACCAGCTCGGCATCGTCGTACTGGTCAAGTTCGTTGAGCTTGACCAGCGCCCGGGCCAGCCACGGTTCGCCCCGGATCTGGCCGGGACGCAGGGGCCGGAACAGATGGACGATTTCGGCGGCAGGCACGCGCACCGTGTCGATGCTGCTGCCGACTCCACCGTTGCCGGACATCGGGGCCAGCGAACCGTCGCCCGGGTGCGCGTTGTACAGGTGGTAGGCCACGCGTCGACCGATCTTGTCGAACTCGATGCCCGCGCGGATGACGTTGCCGCCGGGCCGTTCGCTGTTCAGCGTGGCCGGTAGGTGTTCGGGTTCGAGCAACTGCAATTGCAGGCCGACCGCCAAACCATCCTCGGGACGGCGGTAGCGCAGCCGCACCAGACACTCGCCGCCTTCGAGCATGGCGCGACAGGCCAGCGCCTGCAGGCCGTAGAAATCAGTCAGTCCGGCGGCATCGGCGTCCGCGCACCAGTCCCACCACAGGCTGTGGATGGCTTCGCGCAGCGTGTTGTCCGCCACCATCGACTGCGGCTTGATGCCGGTACCAATGGCGTTCGAGACGAAGGCCTCGACGCCTGCTGCTGCCCACGCATTGCGCCGCACCAGATCACGGCTCTTGGCGCGCAGTTCGTTCTGGGTATAGGCCAGCGCCGCGACCGCACCGGGGTTGCCGACCTGCCACGCCAGCGCACGGCGGCCACCGCCGATGCCGTCGTAGAACGGCGTGCCACCCAGCAGGCTGATGCCGACACGTCTGCGCATACGGTCAAACCATTGCATGTTCAGAACCCCTTGCCCGTGGTGACACGGATCTGGCGCGGCGCACCGGGCCACAGGCCGGTGTCCACGGCCTGCTCGAACAGGTCGCGCTTGATGGCCGCGATGGCGGCCATGAGTTCATCGACGCTGCGGTACTCGACGGTCTTGTCGCCGAAGGTCACGCGCTTTTCGCCCTTGACCAGCGCCAACTCCAGCGCATCGAGGTGTGCTTGTGTGTAGGCCATCAGCGGTACACCGTGAGGTTGATTTCGTCGGCGTCGGTCGCCAACGTGGAGGACGCACAGCTGACATCGAGTTGCTGCGCGGTTTTGGTGTCACCACTGGCTCGCACCAGGGCCACACGCTGCAAACCCAGAATGGTTGAGTTCTTGACCACGGAAGCCACCCAGCAGTAATCGGCATCGGCCATCGCATTGACGAAGGTCACGCGGTAGCGCCCGGTGCCAAGGCGGGTGACGCTGGCCACGTTGTGCGAGGAGCGCACGACGATCTGGCTGCCGACGTAGCCGAAGCACACCCATGCCCGGGCCAAGCCGGGATGGGTGGCATCGATCTTGGTCTTGACCTCCAGGCCGATGCGGCTGGCCAGCGCCGTGATGCGCGATGCGAGGCTCATCAGGCCAGCGCGCCTTCAAACACGGCGACAAAATCGGTGTCGGTGTCGCCCACATCACTGACTGCCACCGCGCCGATGTTGCTGCGCGCCTGTGCCTGCTCGGGTGCCGAGAGGGTTTGCGCGGCATCGAAACGCACGCGGTTGTTGACGGCGGCGAGCAGCGCATCCAGACCCGTGGTGCCGTTTTGCAGCAGTTGCTGGATTTCCAGCAAGGTGTCGTAGGCCGCATCGGCACCGCCCAAGATTTCCGACTTGAGCGCGTCCAGCAGCGTGACGATCTTGCTGGACGAATAGGTGCTGGAAATGGCGATGTTGGCGTCGTCGATTTCCGAGGACGACACCACGGCGGCCTTCAGCTCATTGATGGCGGCGACCAGATTCGATTTGTCGGTGGTGGTTAGGTTGGCGAGATCGCCTGTCTTGGCGCGCACGTCGTTGAATTCCTGTGCGACGCGGATGACCAGACTTTCGATACGGGTAGCAAGACTCATGTTTTCTCCTTGGGATGTCAGGACAGCCAGCGGCTTTTGATCACGCGCCGACCGGGGTTGCGGGTTCCAGAAACAGCGAGGCCACCGCGTTGGGTGGCCTCGTTGATCGATTCGGTTGTGGTTTCAGGGGGTGGCGGACTGGCCATCCCCAGTTGTCGTTCCAGCTCCCGCCAGTGGCGCTCCTCGAAGCGATCCAGCCCTGCGCTGGACGCGGCGGCGCGGGCATAGACGTAGCAGTCGAGCGCCTCGTTGCGCTCACGCATCTTTTGCCACTCGCGTACCGGGAAGCCATTGCGGTCGCGGCGGGTGATCAGTTGCTCGGCGCAGAGCTGCTGGATGAACTCGGCGTCGATCTTCGGCAGGTGGACGAACCCCGCAGGAAACACCGTGGTCAGTCCGTCCTCGCCAACATCCGCGCTCTTGCGCAGGTTGTTGTAGAACTCCAACTTGGCGATGCCACCCGCCACCGAGTACACCTTGATGCCCCGGCGCAGCTTCTTGCCGCCCTGCGAAACATCGATGGCGGTCGGTGTGCCGATCAAGGCCGCGCCGCGCGCCACACCCTTGACCGCCATCACGCGCGGGTCGTGGCAGGCACGCACGAAGGCGTAGGCTTCCTGCGTGGCAAAGCCGGTGTCGAGCGCGAAACGCGCCAGTGGCATCGCCATGCCCGAGGCGTGCGTCCACTGTTCGGCCAGCACCGCGGCCAAGGCTTTCCACACTGTGTCGCGCGCCGTGTCGCCCATCAGCACGCGGTGTTCGATCAGCCACGATTCCTTGCCACGCCCGAAGGCCCAGACCGAGGCTTCAATGCGATCCTTCTGCACGTCCGCCGCGCCCACCAGCAGCAGGCCGCCCAGTGGCACACTGCCGATGCGATAGTCCTCGCGGCGCTCGACCAGCCGTTGCCAGTCGGGCGCTTCGCCTTCCTCGACCCAGGTCTCACCCAGTTCGGTGTTCTTGAAGGTCTTGATGGCGGCGGCCGATCCCGATTCCTTGTTGACGGCGGCTTCCCACGCGGCGGCAATGTTGCGCCACGCGCGCCACCCCACCGGGCTGTACAGCGACGACAGGTGAAAGCCCGCCGTCTTGACACCGCCATCCTGGGCCATCGCCCGCCACTCGCCGTGTTCCAGCATCCACGTCTTGTGGTGCTCGGCAATCGCGGTGTCACAGACCTCGCAGATGTAGGCCGCCGTTTCCGGCGCGCCCTTGTCCCAGCGTAACTGCTCGAAGCGCAGCCATTGCCGGTGCGAGCAATGCGGACACGGCACGAAGTAGCGACGCTGGTCGCTGGCCTCGTACTCGCGCTCGATGGCCGACGCACCCGAGATCGTCGGCGTCGATACGATGAATATCTTGCGCCGCGCGAAGGTGCGCGTGCGCGCCTCGGCCAGCGAGATCGCATCGCCTTCGCCTTCGACGTCCAGTGGGTAACCGTCGACTTCGTCGAGAAACAAATACCGCACCGGCATCGAGCGCAGGCCGACGGCGCTGTTCGCGCCGGTCATCACCAGCACGCCGCCCCGGAATTCCTTGGCCAGAATCGTGTTGCCCGAATCGCGCGAACGCGCCGGAGCGATCAGTTCCGCCAGCGCCGCCGACTCCTCGATCAGCGGGTCGATGCGCTGCTTGGAATTGCGCTTGGCCATTTCCACCGTCGGCCACACCGCCATCATCGGCCCTGGTGCGTGGTGGATGACGTAGCCGATCCAGTTGCTGCCCATCTCGGTCGCGCCGAGCTGCGCGGCCTTCATGAACACCACGCGCTCGACCGGCGAGGTCGGCGACAGGCAGTCCATGATGGCCTTCAGGTACGGCGTGCGGGCGGTACGCCAGCGGCCCGGTTCGGCAGACGCCTTGCTGGAAAGCATCCGGTGCCGATCCGACCATTCCGACACCGTCAGTAGCGGATCGGGCGTCAAGCCGTCGCGCCACGCGCGTTCGATCTCCTGTGCGCCTTCGTAATCGTCCATCGCCATCAATCCCAGATCAATCGACTCTGGGGCGCAGTTCGCCCAGTTCAATCAGGTGCTCACGCACGGCGGCCTCCAGCGCGACGTGCATCTGGTGCGCATCGACGCCGAGCGCAGAGGCCATCTGCCCGGAGATGCGCGCGGGCCAGTTGAGCCACGCATCGCGCTCGATGCGCGCCAGCTTGAAAACGTGTGCCACGGCCTGCGCCCGATCCACCAGTTCCTTCTTGCGGTGCGCCAGCTCCACCTTGTTGAGCTGGGCCTTGAGCACTTCGTTGACTGTGCGCGCTTGAAGCAGCGATGTGCCGCCCGCTGACAACGGCGGCGTACCCGGTTCGGGTGCCTCACGTTGCGGCGTTGCATCGGCAGTCGCGGGCGCGCGCCGGGGTTTCGGACTGCTGGCCTGCTCCTGCGCAGCGGCCCGGCGTGGCTGCAATGTGTTTTGTGCCCACTGCGCGTCCGCCGCATCCGGATCAAGCGTGCCGTCTGGCAGTGCGGTGATCCGCCCGGTGTCGATGGCCTTCTTCACGGCCACGTGCGACACGCCACGGTGGCGCGCGTAGGCGCGAATCGAGAGTCCCATCGTCACCTTCAATCATTTGTTCGTCGCTTCTGCGGATTGAGCTTGGCTTCCATCGGGAACAGCGCGTTCATCACGTCACGCCAACCACATCCTGAAAGGAACCCGCCATGAGCCAGATCGACACCATCCTCACCCTGATCGCCCAGAAGCATCTGGGCCTCGACACCCTGGAAACCCGCCACGCCGACAGCCTGGACTTCCACGACACGGCCGTCTGGTGCATCCGGGACGCGCTGGAAGCGGCCTTCAAGGCGGGCATCGAGGTCGGCATTTCTTTGCCCGAGCCCACGGAAGCAGAGATCGCCAAGGACTGATCGAGAAGCAACGAAGCCAAGCAGAAAGCACTTGGCTTCACTCCCGAACAGCGCGTTCATCACATCGTCATCAACCACCCCGAAGGAACAGCAAATGACCACCACCCAACTCACCCCGGCCCAGCACGCCATCCTCGCCAAAGCCATCAACACCAGCGGCGGTAAGATCGAATGGTTCCCCGACAACATCAAAGGCGGCGCGCGCAAGAAGGTGCTCGACGGCCTGTTCAATCGCGCCCTGATCACGCCCGATGGTGAGGGCTGGTGCGTCGCCGCCGAGGGCTACGACGCCTTGGGCATGAAGCGCCCGCACATCAACCCCTCGACATTCGAGGCCAAGCTCGACGCGATCATTGCCAACGCCGAAGCGGCGCAGGACGCGCCCGACGCCACCGCAGCACCGCAGACCACCGACGCCGAGTTGGAGGCCGACGTGGCCGCGTGTGAGGCCGTGTGGGCCAAGAACGCCGCAACGGCACAGGCCAAACCGCGCACCCGCGACAACAGCAAGCAGGCCGAAGTGATCCGGATGCTGCAACGCCCCGAGGGCGCAACCATCGGCCAGATCTGCACCGCCACCGGCTGGCAGGCGCACACGGTGCGCGGCACCTTCGCCGGAGCCTTCAAGAAAAAACTCGGCCTGACCATCACGTCGGACAAGCCCCAGGGCGGCGAACGGGTCTACCGCATCGCCTGAAAAAAGATGGCGAGAGAGGCCGGGAATAGCTTGGCTTCTCTCGCCACCAGCGCGTTCATGTGGGTGTCGCAAGCAACCACCCCGAGGAGAACACGCCATGAAATCCCACGCCGATTACGAGATCGAATACGCCACCCGCAGTGGCCACGATGCACTGGATAACGCCCGCGCCACGCTGGAGCGCGCACTGGCCGAACTTGATCGCTACATCACCCGATACGAGGACGCGGAGGACATCAAGGACAAAGCCAACGTGCTCAACTGGGCGCTTGGGCACCTTGCCACCTACGTCCCGAACAACGTGCGTCTGGACATCATCGCCACCGCGCAGGCAGAGCTGATGCGCGCCCCGCGCCACCCAATGAACGCCATCAAGCAGGAGGCCAGGAATAGCTTGGCTTCCTGCTTGAACAGCGCGTTCATGCTGGTGTCGTGATTGACGACGCCACATAAGGAAAACCGCCATGAGCACCATGATCATCACCATCGAGCGCAGCCCGCGCACCCTGCAGCTTGGCGACACCGTCCTGCAAGTCGAAGAGTTGAGCGCCCGCCTGCCATTCGCCCGCAAGCCTGCCGACCTAAGAGAATTGGGCAGAGGCGATCAGTGCAAGGTCTACGTCACCGAAACCAAGGAACTCACTGCCGCCGAATTTGACGCCTTCGCGCGCAGGCTGCTGGTGTCGCGCGACTGGCTTCGTGGCAAGGGCGGCGGAACCGGCGATGGCTTCCTCTGCGTCGAGGTCACAGCGCCCGGCCGCCCCTACCTGTACATCAACCCGGAGGGCGGTGATTACGCCCGCTACGTGGCCCGTCTCGGGTGATCAAAATTGATTGAGAAAGAAGCCAGGAACAGCTTGGCTTCTCCATCGGACAGCGCGTTACTACGGGTGTCGCAACGATCAACCCGAAGGAGAAACCACCATGACCAACACCAACATCCCCGCCACCCGCAACGAAGGTTGGGGCTTCTGGGGCACGATGGGCGGACACGCCTGCATCGCGTGGCCTCTGGCCATGACCGCCGTCACCGACGCCACGGGCGAAGACCTCGACACCGTCCGCGCCTTTCTCGACAGCCGCTTTGGCCGCCACTTCGCAGACGAAGTCCACAACGGCCTCTTTGAAGGCAAGAGCATGAAGGACGCCATCGACGCCGCCACCACCAAGTGGATGGGCTGGACGATTGGTCGCCAGACCAGCAAGGACTACGGCATCCCGCGCGGTCTGCCTTACCTCACGGGCTACGTGATCCACTGCGGCATCGTCGAAGAACAAGAAGCCGCCTGATGAAAACCCTCGCCGCCGAACGCGAACAGGCGCTGCGTTGGCTGATCGCCAACCGGCGTCCGGATGTCTCCATCGAACAGGCAGTGCGCGTGATGTGTGCCGCGCTGCCCCGCGATCTCGCCACGATGCAACTGCTGCGGCGCATCGCCGAGGAAGAAGAAGCCAAAGCACCTGCGCGCGGATTCAACTGGCGCACACCTCCTGGTCTGCCGCCTCGCGGATAGCCTGCTTGCCGGTGAATTCCTCCCACCGGCGCACGATCACATCCACGTACTTCGGATCGAGTTCGATCAGCCGCGCGATGCGGCCTGACTTCTCCGCTGCAATCAGCGTCGTGCCGGAACCGCCGAAGGGGTCGAGCACCACGTTCCCGGGGCGGCTGGAATTGCGGATGGCCCGCTCGACCAGTTCCACCGGCTTCATCGTCGGGTGCAGATCGTTCTTCTGCGGCTTTTTGATCGCCCACACGTCGCCCTGATCGCGGTCGCCGCACCAGTGGCGCGTCGCGCCCTCGGGCCATCCGTACAGGATCGGCTCGTACTGGCGCTGGTAGTCGGCGCGGCCCAGCGTGAAGGTGTTTTTTGCCCAGATGATGAAGGTCGACCACTTGCCACCGGCGGCGCGGAACGCGGCCTGCAGCACGTCGAGTTCGCTGGACGACATCGCCACGTAGATGCCACCGCTGCAATGCGCCACGGTGGGCGTCAGCGCCGCCAGCAGGAAGTCGTAGAAGCCATCGCCCAAGTTGTCGTTGAGGATCGCGCGATCCTTGCCGCGCATCTTGTCCTTGGCACTGTTGGCGTAGTTCACGTTGTATGGCGGGTCGGTGAAAACCATGTCCGCCGCGTCGCCCTGCATCAGCCGGTCGTAACCCTCGACGACGGTGGCGTCACCGCACAGCACCCGGTGCTTGCCCATGATCCAGATGTCGCCCGGGCGGGAAATCGGCGTCTCGCCAAGCTCCGGCACCGCATCCTCATCGGTCTGCCCCTCGTTGTCCGGCTCATCTCCCGCGATCAGTTCGGCCAGCGCGTCGGCATCGAAGCCGGTGATGTCCAGATCGAAGCCTTCAAGCTGCAAGGCTTCCAGTTCGATACGCAGCATCGCGTCGTCCCAGCCTGCGTTCTCGGCGATGCGGTTGTCCGCGATGACCAGTGCGCGACGCTGCGTCGGTGTCAGGTGGTCGAGCACGACCACCGGCACGATCTCCAGCCCGAGCTTCTGGGCGGCGGCGAGCCGACCGTGGCCAGCCACGATGATGCCGTCACTGCCCGCGAGGATCGGATTGGTGAATCCGAACTCGGCGATGCTGGCAGCGATCTGCGCCACCTGATCATCCGAGTGCGTCCGCGCGTTGCGGGCATAGGGCAGCAGCTTCGCGGTCGGCCACTGTTCGATCTTGTCGGCGAACCAGCTCATGCCGCCACCTCGGCATCAACAGTGCTGGTGCGCTCGGCGACGACCTGCTCGAAGGATTGGCCGGTGGCGACCAGCGTGATCGGCACACCGGGATGGTTCTGCTGGAAGCGCTTGAGGGCGACGTCCACGTACTCCGGTGCGATCTCGATGCTGCGGCAGATGCGGCCCGTGCGTTCCGCAGCCAGCATCGTCGTGCCGCTGCCGCCGAAGGGTTCAAACACGAGGTCGCCCGCGTCGGTGTAGGCCTCGATCACGAACTCCGGCAGCGCCACCGGGAATACGGCAGGATGGTCGATGTCCTGACCGATCTTGCCCTTGTGGCGCATCACGCGGATCACGCTGTCGGGAATTCGGGTGTCTTGCGTGGGCTGGCCCTTGTGCGTCCAGCCGCCGACTTCTCCGTCCTTGCCGCGCATCGCCGTGGACGAGCCATCGGCGCGCAGGTGCGATTCCTGGCCGGCGTGCTTGCAGGGAACGATCTTGTTGGGCTTGCGGCTCTCGCGATTGAAGTGAAAAACGAACTCGAAGCTCGGAGCCAGTCGGCCCTGCCAGTCGCCGGGCATCCCCGGCCCCTGATCCCAGACGTACCACGCGAAGCGCCGCCAGCCCTGCTGGCGCATCCAGCCGAGCCACGCATCCCAATACGGGATCACCTCGTTGTCGCGGTGGATCAGGCCAAGGTTGACCAGCGCCTGGCCGTCGTCCGCCATCGGCAGGTGCTCGAACACGCCGCGCATCAGGCCATCCCAATCGGTGATGCCGCCCGAGGTGTAGTCGCGCTGGTTGCCGTAGGGTGGCGAGGTGAAGCACAGCCGCGCGGTATCACCGCCCATCAGCGCGGAGACCACGGCCCGGTCGGTCGCATCGCCACAGATCAGACGGTGCTGGCCGATGGCCCAGACATCGCCGGGGCGGGACACCGCCACGACGGGTGCATCCGGCACATCGTCCGCAGCGTCCGGCTCGTCAGCGTCTGGTTCCGCCTCGGTATCAGGATCGGCGTCAAGCACATCACCGGCGAGCAGTGCCTCGATCTCGGCATCCTCGAAGCCGGTCAGCGCAAGGTCGTACCCGGCCTCGGACAGGTCGGCCAGTTCCAGCGCCAGCATCTCCTCGTCCCAACCGGCATCGAGCGCCAGCCGGTTGTCGGCGATCACCAGCGCCCGTTTCTGCGCGACGCTCAGGTGCGCCAGTTCGATCACAGGCACTTGATCCAGCTCCAGCTTGCGAGCAGCGGCCAGACGCCCGTGCCCGGCGATGATGCCGTTGTCGCCATCGACCAGGATCGGGTTCGTCCAGCCGTACTCGACGATGCTGGCCGCGATCTTGGCGATCTGGCCTTCGGCGTGCGTGCGCGGATTGCGGGCGTAGGGAATCAGCGCCTCGACCTTGCGGTACTCGACGTTGAGCGTGTTCAAAGTGGAAATCCCAAAAGCAAAACCCGCCGAGCGTTGCCACCGGGCGGGTTGGGTGAATGATGAATCTGGAGAGGTGGTAACCGTGCCCTGGGGTGGTAACCCGAGCCGGTAACCTGCCGACTGGTAACCTTGTCCGCGCCCTGACGCTAAAAAAGCGTCGCGCTCGCGCCCCCCGCATGGGTTATTAGCCAGGAAGGGCCCATTGATTCATGGCCCGCGTCCTTTACCGTCACCGCTGTCCAGACGATAGATGAATACTACGCATGATTCGGCGGATTTGTTGCAGGGGCAAAAACCGCTGATGCACGCGCAACCACGCACATCACCGAGCACGCACGCCAAATCACGCCAAATCACTACGCGACGACGACACCGTTGAGCTGATCGGCGACCGTCTGCAAGGCGCGCTGCCAGCGCCGCCACGCCGTCGTCCGGTCGCAGGCAAAGCGGATGGTGATATCACGCCAGCCGTAGCGCTTGGCGCGCATCCACACCAGATGGCGCTGCTCGACCTCCAGCCACTGCACCCACTTCATCGTCTCCAGCATCCGGTCGATGGCGTCCGGTGCGGGCGGGAATGGGCGGTAGACCTTCTCTTCGGCAGCGAACGTCTCCCACTCCCGGCGCACGATGGCAGGCCAGCAGTTGAAGTAGCCCTGCACACGCACGGGTGGCAGGCGTCGTCCGGTACTGGCGGCTTCCTCGAAGCGTGCCGCCACGTCATCAATCGTCCAGGTGGCGTGACGGTCAACCATGACGCCGCCCTCCTGCCCCGTAGAGGCGCTCGCCGATCTGGCGTACCAGTTCGCGCTCCATCCAGTCGAGTCGTTCATCGTCGGGCGACACGACCAGGATGTGCTGGTCGCGCCAGCCGCGTTGCTTGATGGCGTCCACATCCTGGACATCAGGCTGGAGCCGTCCGAGCGGGCAGCGGTATTGAGGTGTCGGAATCTTCATCTCACACCTCCCGTTCCAGTGCATGCTGCTCGATAGCCCAGTGCAGCAGTGCCAGCGCATCGGCTTCGTTGTCATCGACCGGGGCGTGGCCACGTGCGGTGACGGATGCGATCACATCCCCTTTGCCCGCGTTGCCCTTGCCGGTAGCGTGCTTCTTGATCGTGCCAACCGGCACGCCTTGATACGGAATCTGGTGGTGCTCGCACCACGCGGTGAGCGTGGCGAGGAATCCGCCGTAGGCGTGTGCCGCGTCGGTCGAGACGTGGCGGCGCACTTCCTCGAAGTGCAGCGCGTCGATGCCGTCGCAGGACTGCTTGATCTCGGTGAGCCAGCGCTTGAAGCGCAGAAAGCGCATGCCGCCGCCTTCAAATCGCTGTGGCCGGAAGCTCTCGGAGCCGCTGGTGATGTGGCCATCGCTGCCGCGTAGCGCCCAGCCGGTGGTGGTGCCCAGATCGAGGGCAAGAATGGTGGTGGTCATGGTGTCAGTCCTCGTTTTTGGCGAGCCTGACGGATCGGACGGGTCGTATCGAAAGTCTCCATGAGGCGCGCGCGCACGCGCACGTGTAGGAGTTACGACGTAGTCCGTCCGATCCGTCAGACGCGGTTGTTTCAGTCATCGGCGTAGGGGGTGTAGGCTGGTGCTGGCGGGTACTTGAGGCCAATGCCCTGAAACCCGCGCAAGCCCATGCCGTTGCGCCATTTGTCCAAGCCCCGGTTGAGCAGCAGGTCGGCAAAGCGCTTCTGCGAACCGGTGAATTCACCCGCTGCCTCGGCCCACACCTTCCAGTCGGAGAACAGTTCGGCAGTCAGCGACTTGGCGTTGGCGGTACGCACGCAGCGCTCGTCGAGCCAGCGACCCAGCGCGTCCTCGGCCTCGAAATACTCCTCGGTGGCGTCCACCACCCGTTGCGGCGGATCGAGCCGACCGTGACGCTGCCAGTTCAAACATCCCTGCACGGCCCACGCGAGGATGCCGTCGCGTTCGGCGAGCAGCTTGTGCTGCAGGTTCTTGTCGCGGCGCTCGGGTGGCACGGTGATCGTGAATGGGATCAGGTGCAGACGCCGCTTCATCGCCTCGTCGATGTTGCGGATAGCGGGCTTGTGGTTGCCCGCCACGAACAACTTGAACTGCGGGAAGAACTCGAAGAAGTCCTGGCGCATGAAGCGCGCGGCGATCTTGTCGCCACCGGTCAGGTTCTTGAGCTTGGACTCGGCCCAGCGCTTGCCCTGTTCGGTTTCGATGGCCGCGACGAAGCGCGCGCCGCGCAGGCCCGCCATGTCCGTCGGGTGGCGGTCGGTGCGCGTTTCCATGAAAGTGTCCATCGGCGCGTTGGTCGCGTAGTCACCGAGGATGGTGGCCAGCGTGTTCACGAACACCGACTTGCCGTTCGCGCCCGTGCCGTACAGGAAGAACAGTGCGTGCTCCTGCGTCGAGCCGGTCAGCGCGTAGCCGACCATCCGTTGCAGATAAGCCTGAAGTTCCTTGTCGCCGCCGGTGACCTCGTCGATGAACTGCTTCCACGTCGGGCAATCGCCGCTGGGCGTGGCCGTGGTGATCTTGGTCATCCGGTCGGCACGCTCGTGCGGGCGCATCCGGCCTGTCTTGAGATCAACCACGCCACCGGGGGTGTTGAGCAGCCACGGATCGGCGTCCCACTCGTCGGTGGTGGCCGCGTGCCTGCGGTCGGCGCGCGCCAACCGTTCCACGCCACCGACCGTGCTGGCGCTGGCGAGCTTCGCGGCGACTTTGGGGTTGTCGGCGCGCACGGCGGTCTGGCGACAGACGCTGCGGATCAGATCGGTAGCGGCGAGCGTTTCCTCGGTGCGCCAGCGTTGCCCGTCCCACACCAGCCAGCGGCCCCAGGCTGCCACGTAGCGCCAGTCGCGGTGATAGCGGCGGGGGAAAGACAGCGCCAGCGCATCCTCGGTGCCCCAAACGGATTCGTCGCTGCTGACCACCGGATCGATGTCGTCAGCAACGTCGTGCATCTGCAGGCGTGGGCCGTGGGTGAGGAAGGTGGCGACATCGAAACCCTCGGCGATGGCGTCGGCCGCATCCCAGCCCTCAGCAGCTTCCTCGGGCGGATACAGGATGTGGTATGACTTCGCGCCCGCCGACAGAATGGCCTGCGCCGCCAGCGTCGCGTACTCCCAGCCCGGCTTGTCGCGGTCGGGCCAGATCAGCACGGCCTTGCCGGACAGCGGCGACCAGTCGGTTTTGTCCACCGGGGCATTCGCGCCGTGCATCGCCGTGGTGGCGACGATGCCCACGTCGATCAATGCCTGCGCGCATTTCTCGCCTTCGACCAGCACCGCCTGCGCGGCGCTGGCCATCCCCGGCTGGTTGTAGAGCGGGCGCGGGTCGGGCGGTGTCATCTTGCGGCGCTTGGCGTCCCAAGGGCGGAACTGCTTCTTCTGCCCCGGTGGGTCGTAGCGGTAGACGACGGCGATCAGATGGCCTGCCTCGTCGAGGTAGTCCCACTTGGCGGTGGCGGGGCCGAGTTCGTCGACGGGTGCATCCTTCTTGCTGGCCTTGCGCACAGGCTTTTCTCTGGCACGACCGAGCAGATCGGCGGCTGCGTCGAGCACGCGCGGGAAATCGTGCAGCACGCCGATGCCGAGGTGTGCGGCGATCAGCGCGAAGATGTCGCCACCGTCGCCCGTGGCACGATCCGTCCACAGGCCCGCTTTCTCGCCATCGAGCACGATCTCCAGGCTGTCGCCCGGGCTGCCGAGCACGTCGCCAATGAGGAACTTGCCACCACGCTTGCGGCCTGCCGGGAGCAACGCGGCCAGAACGGATTCCACCCGCGCCAGCAGTTCAGCGCGAATCGCTTCGCGTTCGGCGTCGAGATCACGAGGAACAGGAGGCGGTGTGTCGTTGAAATCAAGCATCCGCAGACTCCCCGCCGGAGGGCTGCTGCGCGACGATCCACGCTTCCAGTTCGTTGGGCTTGAAGCGAACGAGCTTGCCGACGCGGTAATGCGGAATGCGGCGCTGCTGGCGTTCCTTGGCTTGGGAGAACCAGTAGGTCGGCAGGTTGAACATCAGCGCCGCTTGGCGCGAGTCGATCAGTTGTTCGCCAAGCAACTGGCTCATTGGAGAATGGCTCATGCTGTTTTCCTCCAGCAGCGTTCTTGCCACGCACACATGCGGCATTCGAAGTGAGTGGGGTCTTGAAAGCTGCGCGGCAGCAGTTCACCGGCCTCGGTCGCGGAGATGACCTTCACCGCCCGATCCGTCATCCGCTGTGCCAGCGCGCCATCGAAGGGCACCAGCTCGACGTAGATGTCCATCGAGTCGGCGTTGATCGCGGTGAACAGCGCCGGGTGCTCGTGCAGTTGCAGGTGGGCCTGATAGAGCGCCACCTGCGCGGCGTACACCGGCTTGGCGACAGCGAGGCCTTTGGCTTCCAGTTCACGCCACGATTTCGCGCCGAGGCACTTGTTTTCCCACAGCGCGGGATAGCCAAAGCCGTCAGGCCCGCCGACGATCACGCCATCGACGTGACCGCGCAGGCGACCGTGCGCGTCGGAGAAGCCGAACTGACCGCCGTCGGGTTTCTGCGTGCGCAGATCGAAACCCGCGTCGCACAGCCACGCCACCATGCAGTCCTCCATGACATGGCCACGCTCGAAGATGCGCAGCATCCGGCCTTGGGTGTCGCGCCCGTGGTCGACCGGCGCTTTGGCGTACTCGAACTGCAGCGCACGCTCGCAGGCCACGCCCAGACGCGACGCGCCGAGATAGTCGCGTGCGGCCTGCTGCCCACGAACGTGCTGCATGCCGATGTGGATCAGCGTCGTGACACGATCAGATAGGCTTGAAGATGAATTGAAATCCAGCATCGCTGCCTCCTCAGAATGGAATGTCATCGTTGAAATCCGCGAACGGATTCGCCGCATCGGGAGCCAACGGGTCGGGTGTTGGCGGCATGCCGCGCACGGGTGGGAACTTGGTTTTTTCGTGGTGCGCGACCATCGCCTCCGACCAGCAGGTGACGATGGCGTCGATAACGCGCAGCGCTTCCGCTTCGGAGTAGTCGCCGAGCGGTTTGCCGAAGCCGATCTCGCCCGCCGCCTCTCCGAAGGCCTTAAGGCACTGGCGCATCGCGGCCAGTTCGACATCAGACGGATCGATCATGGCGACCTCCGTCCGGTCGATGCGACCGTCCTTGGCGCGCTGCCAGTTGCCGTACAGCGCGTGAAACGCGTCCTGACAGCGGCGCGAGCAGAACACCCAGTCGAGTACGTAGCGACGCGGATCGGCGGTCTTGAAGCGACCATCCGTGTGGCCGTAGCCGCGTGCCTGTCGTTTGCAGACCCAGCATTTCATCGGCCTCCCTCACTGCGCCCACGACGGTTTTCCCGTCACGGGTGCGCGTTGCGCAGCCGGTGCCTGATACGTAGATGCGGGCGCTGCCTGCGCCGGAGCGCCGGACGTGCCGCCGCCCGAGGTCTTGGGCGGCACACCCATCAACGGGGCGTAGTCGGGGTGATCGGGTTCGACCGCGACCTTGACCACGTTGCGATCCTGGCCCTTACCGTCCTTCTCGATGTCGACGCGGGCGAGGAACTCGATGCCATCCAGCTCATGAAAGCCCTGGATGCGGCGCGCGGCGGCGGCCTGCGGGGAGTTGTCCTGCGGGTGGACATTGCGGGCGCTGTTGAGCGCGGCGCGGATGAAGCTGCGCCCCATCTGGCCCCAGGTCGGGCCCTTCTTGGAGTGCAAGCCGATGTTCGACCACATCTTGCGTTTGGCGTGGTCGCCCGCAGTGACCACGAACTCGGCAGCGAGGTAGATGGAGCCAGTCTCGAAGGACTCGGTGGCATAGCCGCCGCTCCAGCCTTGCGAGGAATCGTCATAGCCACCGGGCTTGATGGTCATGCGCACCGGGACAGTGGTGCCCTTGGGGATCAGATCAAAGCCGGGCTGTTGGGGGTCAGCATCCTGAAAATCGAAATAGTTGGACGACATGGCGATTACTCCTTGGATTCGGTGGTGTTCGGGGTGGCGGCGCTGGTGGGCATGACGGATGTGCCCGCGCACTTGGCGATCAGCGCGCCGAGATGCGGCGGCTCCAGCAGGTCAAGGCGACCGCTGCGGTCTTTGGCCGGGAAGCCGTAGGGATTGAGCGTTTGGGTAACGAAGGCGCGGTAGGCGCTACCGTCCTCGGCCTTGATCTCGGCCAGCGTCACGACCTCATCGACGATGCCGGGCAGCTCCAAGCTGGTCTTGCTGCCTTCGATCTGCGGCACGAACACCTTGCGGTTGTAGTCATCGAGGCGTTCGTCGAGGATCGCCACGAACACCACGTTCTTGCCGCGTGCGTGCTGCAGGTGGGTCAATGCGCTGATCATTTCCTGCCCGAGCAGACCGTAGGCCGCACGCAGATCGGGCTTGCCGGAACGGTCACTGACGGCACCCGGCTGCGTCTTGCACCACGCGAAGCACTGGCGCGACAGCTGCGTGATCGAGTCGAGGAAGAAGGTCTGGTAGCGGCCCAGTTGCGCCGGGTCACCGAACTTCTCGATGACGTGGTCGTAGTGCGCCTGCGAGAACGCGGCCTCCGGCGGCAGCGACTTGTCCGGCCCCGCGAGGAACACGAAGAAGTCGCGGCTCTCCGGCCACGATGCCGGACGGATGGTGTCGCCCGGCCAGTCAGCCACGGCCAGATCACCGGCTTCGATGTCGAGGAACAGCGTGGTGGTGGGATCGAGGTCTTTGAGCCGGGAGGTCTTGCCGATGCCGGACTTGCCGAGCATCAGCAACTTCACTCCCTTGCGCTCGGCCATGCGCTGTTGCGCGGAGATGATGGGAAGGCTCATCACGCGGCCTCCTTCAGCTCGTCGGCGACGGCGGGATTCCAGAGAATCTGGTAGCCGCTGTGGCCATTGCGTGAGTACGGCATGGCCTCGGCCCAGGCTTCACCGGCCTCGGTCAGCTCCCATTCGTCGCGGTCGTTGCGGATCTGGAAGCCACTGGCCGCCAGCATCTGGTTTGTGGCCTTGGCCGAGCGGTTCAGCAGCTTGCCCAACTGCGTGGCGTTCAAGGCACAGATTGGCTCGTTGGCCGACGGCAGCGCGCGGCGCAGCACCTCGGTGGTGATGCCGGTGTTCTCCTGAATGCAGGTCAGGGTCGCCGCTGCCGCGATGCCCGGTTTCACGCCCGGCACCTTCGCCACGGCCTCGCCGATCAGCAGGATCGCGGACACGCGGTCGTGGGTCGGTGCAGGCAGGGTTGCCAGCGCGCCGGACGTGGAGTAGCTGCCGGTCTTGCGGATCGCGGGCAGCACCTCGCTGGTGACCCAGCGCTTGAAGCGCTTGGCGGCATCCTTGGTGCTGCCGAGGATCAGGGCGTAGAGACCCGACTCGTTGACGTGGTTGGCGCGCTGGGTGCGGCCGAGGTTGTCGATGGCGTCCAGTTTCTGGACATCATCGGCATCGACGTGGGATTCGAGGGCCTGACGCGAATTGCCGAACTCCAGGATGGAGCAGATATCGCTGGCGTTGAACCACGGCAGGCCAGCGCCATCGACCTGAACGCGCACGGCGTGCGCTTCAAACTGGAAAGGAATGATTGCGCTCATGATCAGCCCTCCCACGACACGTCGGCAATACGGTCGGCTCCACGGGCAGCACGCTTGCGCACCTCCGTGTGGAGTTCTTCCAGCGCGGTGCGACGGCGACCGAGCGCCAGCGATTCCGCATTGGCCGTCTGGATAGCGAAGGCCAGTTCATCCACCGTGGCGGCATCGAACGGGACAACGACATCCTGGCCGTCGGCGAGGCGATACCGGATTTCGTCGGGAAGGTGTTCGCCGTAGATGGATGGCAGTTGCTTACGCAGTGAAGCGATGAGATTGGTGCTCATAGTGATTACTCCGAATCGATGGAAAGGGTGAAAGACGGCTTGCCGGAATCCACGGTGCGGGCTGCGGCGAATTGCTGTTGCAGCGCCGGAGGCCAGTTCGTGTAGCGGGATTCGGAGACGGACAACTTGATGTCGAGGTAGCCCTCGACCTTCTCGCCGGATGCCACGATGCGTTCGGCGATTTCGGCCAGTTGCTGCTGGTTCCAGCTGACCTTCTTGGGCAGTTCGAACTTGATGTGCAGCGGGCCGTCGTCGAGATGAGCGGTGCCGAAGTCGCGGCCTGAATCGCGCAGCGCCGTGCGCGCCTGCTCGCCGTAGGCGGCGTCGAGTGCCGCGTCGAACTTGCTGCGCGCCTTCTTGAGCCAGTCGAGGGCTTCGTCGAGGTTCTTATCGATTTCGGCCTTCTGCGCGGCGGGCAGTGCGGCCAACTGGCTGACGGACATCGCGGCGATGTCGGCGGGAAAGAGGGTGATGTCGTTCATGGCATCGCTCCTCAAACCGCCGCGCGTTCGGACGTCGAGTCGTGGAGCGCGTCGCGCTCGAACTCGATGACCGCGTCGACGGGATAGCCGACGCGCTTGGACAGCTTCAGGTAGCGCGGGCCGCGACCTTCACTGCGCCAACGTTGCAGTGTCTTGGGGCTGACGCCCCACCGCTGGGCCAGTTCGTTTTCGTTGAGCACCCGGCGGTCGCCGGGTGAAAGGCTGTTGATCGCCTGCTGCGACGACCGGGGGATACTGCTCGCTGATGTCTGCATGGAACGCTCCTGTTGCGTTGTTGAGGAACAGGTGTCATTCCAAATTTCGGGTGGCGAACCTTGAAGGGACGCAATGGCGAACTTTGCTGAAACTTCGGGTTCGCCAATCCGCGCGCGCAAACGAAAACGGCGAGCACATGGCTCGCCGTCATCGGGAATTCGGGTGGGTGGCGTCAGGCGTCAGTAAAGCCCAAGAACCGGCGCTGCTCTGCCCAGTCACGCGGCAGCAGTTCCGGACGACCGCGCAGCACATGCAGGTTCAGATGCCGGGGCTGGCGGCCTTCGACAATCGCTTCGACGATGTCCGGTGCAAGCATGGTCAGGCGCAGCACTTCGGATACCCAGCCCGGTTCCAGTTTCCGCGCGCGCGCCATATCTACCATCGTCGGGTACTCGCCGTCGTCGAGCAGCCGCTTCCAGTGGAACGCCTTGCCGAGCGTCTTGATCATCGGCGCATCCAAGCCGCCCACCGCGCCATAGGCATCGGGCGTGGGCGGGATCAGCAACTTGCGGTTCTGGCGGCGTTTGATGGTCAACGGCACCAGTGTCACGCGCTGGCCGCCGCTGACATAGTTGCGCGCATCGGCACCGACTTCGATTCGGACGGCGCGCTTGCGCGGGTTGTCGGTCGCTCCCGTCATGCCAGCGTCTCCTCAATCTGTTCCTCGACCAGCGGATGCCCGCCAATGTCGGGGCCGAGGCCAAGCCAGCCATCCTCGCGCCAGACGATGTCCAGTCCGTGGTCGTGCAATTGCACGCGCTCGACGAGCAGCCGCGTGATGCGTTGCTGCTCGGCGGGGAACAACTGCGCCCACACATCGCCGATGCGCTGCATGGCCACGACCACCTGCGCTTCGTCAAGCTGGCTGCCTGTAGGATGCTGCTGGCAGGATCGCCACACTGCGATCAGCATCTGCGGCGAAGACAGTACGGCATGGATTTGCGCCAGCACCGCGTTCTCGATTTCGGCGGCGGGCAGATGGCCGATATCGGCCACGCCGGGCGACAGGGTCGCGCCCGCGTTGCGCCGCTTGTGCAGGTAGGGAACGTAGTAGCGGTATTGCTTGCCGTTTTTCTTCTTGACAAAGGAATGCAGCATGCGTTGGCCATCAGGCGCGAACAGCAGTCCCGTCAGCAGCGCCGGATGTTTGGCTGCGTGCTCGCGCGGTGCCTGTTTGCGCCGTTCGATGAAAGCATGCGCCGCATTCCACAGGCTGGGTGTGACGATGGCTTCGTGCTGGCCTTCGTACCACTGGCCGTTGTTGGAGATCTCGCCGAGATAGATGCGGTTGCGCAGCAGCAGGAACAGGTACTGCTGGTCGATGGTGCGCCCCGGACGTTGCCGTCCGGCCTTCGTCAGCCACGCCTTCGTGGTGTGGCCTTCGATCTCCAATTCGCGCACCAACCGCGCGGCCGATCCATGCTCGCCGTAGCGCCGGAAGATGTCGCGCACCAGCGCCGCCTCACTTTCGTTGACGATGAGCTTGCGCTCGACGACATCGAAGCCCAAGGGCGGGACACCGCCCATCCACATGCCCTTGGCCTTGCTTGCCGCGATCTTGTCACGGATGCGCTCGCCGGTGACCTCGCGCTCGAACTGCGCGAAGGACAGCAGAATGTTGAGCGTCAGTCGCCCCATCGAAGTGGTGGTGTTGAACTGCTGCGTGACGGAGACGAAGGACACGCCGTTGCGGTCGAATACCTCGACCAGCTTGGCGAAGTCCGGCAGGCTGCGCGTCAAGCGGTCGATCTTGTAGACCACCACGGTGTCGATCTTTCCGGCTTCGATGTCGACCATGAGACGGCGCAATCCAGGGCGCTCCATGTTGCCGCCGGAGTAGCCGCCGTCGTCGTAGCCGTCGCCGATGGCAATCCAGCCTTCGTGCCGCTGGCTGGCGATGAAGGCGAGGCCTGCGTCGCGCTGGGCTTCGAGGCTGTTGTATTCCTGATCCAGCCCCTCGTCGGTGGACTTTCGGGTGTAGACGGCGCAGCGCTTCTTCGGCGTGACCGTCACTGGCGGATTGGTGCGCGGTGAACTCATGTCGTCACCTTCTTCGATGCGGGCTTTTTGAGGCCGAAGAACACAGGGCCCGACCAGTGGCTGCCGGTGATGTGGCCCGCAATCGAGGACAAGCTCTTGAAGCGTTGCCCGTGGTACTCGAAGTCGTTCGCGCCGCGCACCAGCACACGATGCTCAATGTCATCGTAGATGCGCGTCAGGATGGTGCCCGGTAACAGGCGCAGAGCATCGTTGCGCAACTGCTTCGGCAGGAGGCCGGTTTCGCCGATGTCCTCGAGCTTCTTGCGCAGCGAAGGTTTCAGGCCGCCGAAGGCGCGCTCCTGAATTTTGTAGGCCAGTCGAGTCTCCAGCCAGACGCGGTGATGATGAGCAGGCCGTTCATCGAAATGCTCATCCCACAGCTTCCAGAGATCGCCCATCGATAAATGGGGAAGTCCGGCGACGCGGGCGGCGACCGAGGTGATGGTGGGTTGTGCGTGTGCCGTCAT